GAAAGGGTGGGGGGTGAAAAGTGGGGGCGTAATACGAGGTGGGGGCTCCGCTCCCCGGCCCCCGCCAAAATCGCCCCCCGCCACCCGGCCCGCCATACCCCCTCCAAAGTCTGGAGAGCCCAGCCAGCGCCAGCGCTCGCAGGTTAGCACTAGACTCTAAATCTAAACGGGCTATCGCAGCGAGTAGGCTTGGCTCTCCATTTCGGTCAAATCTAGGCCAAGTCCGTTTTTGAAATCGCGTTTTCCGAGTTCCGAAAAAGGAGGGTTACTCTCCTATTGCTCGCGCCGTTCCGGCAGAATCTCCACAATCATTGATGGCACCATGGCGGGCCGTTGATCTTTGGCGCTGGATTGCTTGAGCGCCTCTTTTGCTTGCGCCTCCGCAAACGACAGCCCGGAGGCATCCTTGAACACCTCCCAGGACTCGCGAGACGCCGCAGAGGCAGCTTTTACCACCGTAGCCAAGGAAGCTAGGCGCGATTCGATTGTGACGCAGCGACGAGGCTTGGAGCGGCCGCCGCTTTCATCCCCGGAATCATCATCCGCATCATCATCATCATCCGCGCCCAAATCGAGAGATTCGATCATTTCTTGTGCTTTCGCTAACAGAGCGTCAGCAGCACGGCCCGCAGATTTTAAGCGAGCGATCACAACAGGACGTTGTTGCGCAGCCTCCCTTTGCATTACCGCCAGCACTTGAGACGTGTTCTCACTTCCGACCGCCACCACTTCCGCCAGCTTCCGTCTGAGGGCAGACCGCGCCGCTACAACTCCAGTATTCGCTTCTTTAGCCAGCTTTTCCTCACCCCAATCTTGCGCAATAGCGAGGGGCAACAGCTTAGTTAATCGGATTTGAGAGGCAAGAGACGGGCAGGCCATACCCGAATAATGTGACCTCCCGGCCCACGGCTCGCAACCACAGATCGGGCAAAACACTCCAAAGCGCCGAAAATGCCGAAAAGTTGACCAACCGTGCCGAAAAAAATTGTTAGGCACCTCGCGCCGCTCTCCCTACTCCCAGGCTGATTTGAAGCGAAAATGCCGAAAATGCCGAAAATGCCGAAGTTTTTCCAAACCTCTTTTTATAAAGGCATATATCTTCACTTCTCAATATATCCCCAATTATTTTCCACTTTAGAGTAATTTTATCGGCATTTTCGGCAAAAACGATCTTTCCCTACTCTCAGGCTGATTCCAGCCGCCGAAATTATGGTAATTCATCGGCGTTTTTTTCGGCACCTGCCCATTTTTTCGGCATCAGGGGCTGCAGCCCCTGAAACCCCGCCCGCAGTGATCACAGCCGAAACGATTGACCAGGCCAGCACCAGGCCCGCCAGCGCGCCGCAGATCCAGGCCCCGTGTTTGATCACTGAGGCACGCCCGCCAGCGCTCCCACGCCCTGCCATTTTAGCGACCAGGCAGCGACCAGGTAAACGGGTGTCTGACACCGCTCGCCTAGTGAAACCTTACTTTATGCCGCATGAAAAATATTCGATAAATCTTTTTGACTCATGTAAAGTTGTGTGGAATAATGAAAACAGGTAACCGAAAACGTTACCGGCAGCGACCTCCCCGCCGCTTCCACTCTTTGACATTCGCCCATCACCGAAACAGACGCCAGCAGGCCGCCCACGTTGCCAAGCTCCCGAAGCGCACCGCGCACAATGTAAGGAGGCTCAACACAACGGCCCGCTGGCAGTCTGTCCGGCCCTGCTTTCTTCGATGAAGGCACGGCTGGACAGACAGGATAGGCACAGCAACCCAGGCCCGCACCTTTCGCCAGACCAAACCGGCCCCCGCCCCAAGGTCAGCACCGAGCGCGCACGGCTGAGGAACGCAACCGCCGCCCCTGTAATCCCTCCCCGCACTGGCGCTATGGATATGGTCACTGGAGTTGTTTAGCCACGCGAGGAGTACACCAGAACAACTGCAATGACAGACCCGCCCCCGGTCAAAATCAGGGGCAAATTTTGAGCCACCGCCCCCCATTGTTCCACAACACAAACCCACTAGCCAACTATGAGCACGTACACACCGCCAACACCAGCAGCAACCAAGACGTTCACCGCGCCGCTTTTCCAGGTTCACAGCTACGGCCCAAACAACAGCCTGGGCCAGATGCATCACGAAATGAACCTTTACCGCGCCCACCCCTCATGTGGTGATTGCATCATCTGGAATTTCGGCCGGCAGGCAGCCGACGAAGACGAAGAGGTGATCGGGCTGATTTTCGAAGGCCAGAAGGTAATCGACTTTGACGGGGTTTTCGAACTCCCCACGGAAGCCGCCCAGCTACTGACCAGCGCAGGCTATGACCTTTCCGAGCTTGGACTGGATGCCGAAGGCAACGAGCTGCCCTTGAGCCATTGACCAGCACCGAGGGGCGCGCCTCCACAACGCGCAGCTTTTCCCCAACGCCAACGAACCCAAAACACCGAACCCATAGAAACCTAATCACCATGTTCACCATTCCCGCCCCCGCCTTTACCTCCACCTTCCGCCGCTTCGGCCGCAGCAACGGAGCCGTGAACCACACCAGCCGCGACCCCATCACCACCGACCGCTTGCGCCAGCTTGCCCCGTCAGTCTTTGCCGGAGACAAGCACGCCAGCCGCAGCGAACGCTACACCTACATTCCCACCGCCGTTTTGCTCGAGCGCATGGCAGACGCAGGCTTTCGCCCCTATGCCGTCATGCAGGGAGGCAGCCGCGACCACGAAAAGCGCGACTACACCAAGCACTTGTTGCGCTTCCGGCATGATTCCCAGCTTGCCCAGGTGGGCCAGAATCACAACGAAATCGTGATGATCAACAGCCACGACGGCACCAGCAGCTATCAGCTTTCCGCCGGAGTCTTCCGCTTGGTTTGCGCCAATGGCATGATGGTTTGTGACAGCGTGATTGAAAACGTGAAGGTCAAGCACCAGGGCGACATTGTCGCCAACGTCATTGACGGATGCATTGAGTTGATGGAGCAGCTCCCCGAGGTCACCCGCAGCATTCGGGACATGGAGCGCTTGACGCTCTCCGATGGCGAAGCCCGCGCCTTTGCCAATGCCGCCCTTGTCGCCCGCTATGGCAGCCCGGAAGAAGCCCCGTTGCCCTCCGACCGACTGCTAACCCCCCGCCGACAAGCCGACGTTGGAAACGATCTTTGGCGCACCATGAACCGCGCCCAGGAAAATCTTATTCGCGGCGGGCTTGGCTACGTCCACACCAACCCGCAAAGCGGAGAGCGAAGCCACCGCCGGACACGGGAAATCAACGGCATTGACCAAAACACCCAGATCAACCGCGCCCTTTGGACGCTCGCGGAGGAGATGCGCAAACTCAAAGTCTGAACCACCCAGGCCCCTCACTCCATTACCTCGCCTGATGATGGCTGGACGATTCCCAGCCGAAACCCTCGCCAGAGGGTCGCGAGAAATCACCACCGGCCCCGCTCGCGCCGTCCCGATCATGAACCACATCATTACCGCCGCTCTCACCATCGCCACTGCATGCACCATCCTTGCAGTTTATCCGATCACTCCCCAGGAGCTGCCGCCCAACGTGCCAGTTTCCCGCGCCGCACTCAGGACCGCAGCCAACGCCGCAGCAGACCGCAGCGACTACGCCCGCGCCATTGAATTCCTAGACGCTGCCGAAACCTTCCCCGACGCCCGCTATTTTGTCGCCCTTGAAGGTGGACGCGAAAGCGAGGTGATCGGATTCACCACAGAGGCAGAAGCCCGCGCCGCCATCGCTAACAACCGCTAACAACCAACCGAACGCCATGCACCCCGCCGAACGAGTATCAGGATTGATTTCCTACCCCGTAGATAAATACGGTGAAACTTCGCACAGCTTGAACAAGCTGGACTTGAAAGGCCTGATTTGCTTCCCCTCCCTGATCAATGAGGACAAGAGGGGCGGTTATTCTCGCATCATGAAATGCGAGCAACTGCGAGCCGAGCGCGCCGCACGCCGCCTGATGGCTGAAATAGGCATGGGCCCCGAGCGAGTCGGAGGAGGCGCAGACTGCACAGGCCGCCGTTTTTGTAATTACGCCGAGCTGATTCACTGCGACACCGTTTATCAATACGCCATTGTTAAGGTGTCCTATTCCATCGACTGCTAACCAACCGCACGCCATGACCAAGACCCACGAAATCGAAGCGCTCCAGAAGTTCCGCGCCTCACTGCCCCACGATAGCTACCTAGCCCAATGGCTGGAACACGCGGAGCCGGAAATTATCGCCGACATCCGCAACGACATTTTCCCGACCACAACCCCAGCCCAGGCACGCGCCGAGGCTGTAGCCACCCACCAGCGAGCAACCGAGCGCGCCGCAGATCTAATCAGCAAGGCAGAGCAGGACGCCGCCCAAATCGTGAAGGCAGCCGAGGAGCGCGCCAATTACATCCGCTCCCATATCCGACGCTTGAGCAGCGACGCCGCCACCGCACTCCGCACCCTTTCAGAACTCTAACACCCACCCGCCGCACCCCATGACAACCACCCTTACACGCTCCATTGTGATCACTGGCAACACTTACCCCGTCAAGGAACAGCTAAAGGCAATGGGAGGCACTTGGAACGCCACCGCCAAAGGCTGGAACATCCCCGAGGAGCGCGCCGACGAAGCCCGCGCCCTAGTCGAAGCCGCCCCCGCTGGTTACATCCCCAGGCAGCCACGCCCCCAGCGCTCGCGCTATGGCTCCAATTACGCCCGCTTTACTGGTGGAGGGGAATGGTATCAGAACAAGCGCGGCCGTTGCGAGGATGCCCCTTGCTGCGGTTGTTGCTCCTAGATCCCCACCAGAACCACGCACCCCCATTTTTCCAGATCCCGTCATGAACACCACCGCCCCCGACTCGCTCCAGATCTTGCGCACCACTCTTGCGCCCTACCTTTCCCGCCAGCAACGCGCCGTTTTGCGTGAGTGCTTGGAGGGTGAAGAAGCAGCAGCTTTTCAAGAAATTATTCAGCGCATGGCGCACACCGTGCAGACCATGCCCACCACCTACCAGACCGACGGCCAGGGACTGGACGCCATCGCCGCCCTTCACTACTTCAAAGGGGGCGCAGACTGGTATATCACAGAGAAGGACAGCGACCCAGACGGAGCGGGCCAGGTTCAAGCTTTCGGCGTTGCCAACCTGTTAGGCCACGGTCCCAAGTTTGGCTACATCTCGATTGCCGAGCTTGTAGGCCACAACGTGGAACTTGATTTGCACTGGACGCCGAAACCCCTACGCCAGATCAACCCCGACGCCGCAGGCCCCAACGGCTAGCCGGCCGAATCCTTCCCCCGCAAATCCAGCCAGTCCGCGCCGCGCCAGATCAACAGCCGATGCGCGGATGGCTGAAAATGTTTTTAACACCCGTATTAGATCAACCTCAGTCATTCAACCCCTATGGAAGCCCTTTTTTTTACCTTTACCGCCCACGATGCGGGCGGCCTTTGCTCCCGTGTTTTCGCCACTCGCGAAGAGTTGCGCCTTGCCATCATTGAAGAGGTAGAAGCCACCATTTCAGAAGATGAACATTCCGAAATTCTGGAACCCTTGGAACGGTGCCAGATGAACGGCCCTGAATGGAACGCCATTATTGACACATGGTGCAAAAAGCAAGCCCTGAAAAATTGTGAATACACTTGGGACAGCCACGAATTGGACGTGCAGACCAACAACCACGCGCCGCACTATACCAAGAACCAGCGCGTAACCGTCTCTTGTGACGTGGACTGGACGGAAGGCGATGAAGAGGTGCAGCACATCAAAAAGGGGCCATCCATCGGAACCATTGTCAGCGTGGACGTGCGCGAGGATGTCACCATTTACCAGATCACTCTAGACCAGGGCGGCATGTTCCTTTTCAACTTCAACGCAGACGGCCCAGTTGTGCAACCCCTGGCATGAACCACGACACCCCATTACTCGCAATGCGCCCCTCTACCGTTTCCCTGCTCATCATCGCCTTTCACGCCCTCGTTTACATCGCAGGCCTTGCCCTCGCTATCCCTCACCACCCATGACAACGACACCCGATCTTTTCGACGCCTTGAAAACCCAGGGTCAGGACTTCGAATTCTACCCCACCACCAACGAAATCATTGCAGCGCTCGCGGCTGACATCCGCCGCAATTTGGACCGTTGCAACGACTACGAGCGCAGCCTCAAGCACGCCTCCATTCTCGACGTGGGGGCGGGCAACGGCAAGGTGCTAATGGCGCTTCACGCGGAAGATTTTGGCTTTAGTGAACTCTACGCCATCGAGAAAAGCCCCATTCTTTGCGGCCAGCTTGATCCCTCCATTTTCATTGTTGGCACCGCCTTCGAGGAGCAGTCTTTGCTTTCCAAGCAGGTGGACGTCGTGTTCTCCAACCCGCCTTACTCTGAGTTCATCCCGTGGACGGTCAAGCTCATTCGCGAGGCTGCCGCGCATACCGTCTATCTGGTGATTCCCCAGCGCTGGCGCGATAGCCTGGAAATCACCGCCGCCCTGGCTTATCGCGGCACCAAGGCCCATGTGGTGGGCGAGTTCGACTTTCTCAACGCCGAAGACCGCGCCGCCCGCGCCAAGGTACATTTGCTGCGCATTGAACTGAGCAAGAATAAGGACGCCGCCTTTGAGCGCTTTTTTGCCGAGCAATTCGCCCCCATGATCAAACGCTATGACGAAGACGCGCCACGTATAGCAGACGGTGAAGACGATGCAGAACGCCCCAAGGGCGGGGGCAGGCACAGGCCCTTTCACAAGCTCCAGCCCGGCCCGGACTATCCCGCGCAAATGGTGCAGCTCTACAATCAGGAGATGGCCAGCATTCAGCGCAATTATGAACTGGTGGCACAGCTCGACACCGATCTTTTGCGCGAGTTCGATATTTCCCCGGCACGCATCATGGCATGCCTCAAGCAGCGCCTTGACGGTTTGAAGAATGCTTACTGGCACCAGCTCTTTTCACGCATGCGCAGCGTATGCGACCGCCTCACGTCCAAGAGCCGCGCAGCCCTGCTCGACACCTTGCACAAGCAGGTTCATGTTGATTTCACAGTGGCCAATATAAGCGCTGTCATTGTTTGGGTTATCAAGAACGCTAACAGGTACATGGACGCGCAGCTTGTGACCGCCTTTGAAAGCATGGTGGAAAAGGCCAATGTTTACCTCTACAAGTCCAACCAGAAACCTTTCATGTTTGACCGCTGGCGCTACAACGACAGCAAGGATAAGAGCACGCATTTTGCCCTGGAGTATCGCATTGTCATGTGGAGTTGCGGCGGCTTGAACGTCAGCAGCTACTCATGGGACCGCAGGCATAACAACTTGGAAGAGCGCGCCCACGAATTTTTGCGCGACCTGATTACCATTGCCAACAATCTTGGTTTCCCAGGCACCACCAACCCGCCCGAACTGAGCGAAGGCGGCCCGCAGTGGGAGAGCAATGAAAAGCACACGTTCTATTTCACCGATCCGACCACCGGCAAGAAAGAAGTGCTCTATGAGGCCCGCGCATTCAAGAACCGTAACATGCACCTGCGCTTGTCGCAGCGTCTCGCGCTCGCGCTCAACGTTGAATACGGCCGCTTGAAAGGCTGGCTGAAATCCGGCCCCGAGGCTGCCGAGGAACTGAACGACGACACCGCCGCGCAGCACTTCAAAGCCAACCACCAGCTCTCCCTTGCCGCCCCTCTTCTCACCCTTTGCGCCGCCTGATCTATGCCACCCACCATCACCACCCCCATCGCCGCCATTTTCGCCATTTATGACCAGATCAAGCCAGGTCTGGAGGAAAACACCGCGCTCATCATTCGCGCCGGCAATCGCTACGTCACTTGTCGGGACGATGCGCGGAGGGTGCATTTATTGTTGCCCGCCCTGGAGAACGACAAGACGGTGCAGGGCGATTTGACCAGCTTCCCCAATGTCCACGGCAGCCCCGCCCTCTTCCACGCGCTCACGCGGGCCGGATTACGGGTTGCGGTTGCCGAGGTTCCAGACAACTTTAACGCACAGCAAATGAATCCCACGAATCCGAATCCCGAAAGCCCGAAACCTCCGGCCGCCAGCCTGGAAAAGCTGGAGCAGCAGGGCAGCCATGTCACCGCCACGTTTGTCACGGAGGCGGGCCAGAAAGTCACGCGCCAGTTCGTTGTGCGGCCCCTTGGAGCGGGCAAGCGCGGCCCGTTGAAAGGCCAGCTTGGCATCGGCCGCCCCAAGGAAACGCAGCGCGAAAAGCTCAAGGTGAACGGCGGCATTTCCATGCGGCCCGCAGACTGGCAGCTTGCCGATCAGCTTCGTGGCGACGAAAGCCGAGGCGATTTGTTCGCCCGCCTCATGCACGAAGAGCAAGCCCGCCGATCAGCCCCCGCCAAACACTAGGCGCGACACACCCTCACCCTCCGGCTTCTCTTTGACCGCTGGCATTGCGACGGATTCAACCCGTTCAGCGCCAGCGGTCTTTTTTTTGCCCTGATGGGTCACGCTGCGCAGCGTCTTGTCCATGCTCTTGATCGGCTGCAGCAGCGCCGCAAACGCGATGCCCGCCGCAAGCTCTTGATCCCCGGCGAAGATCACCGGCACATTGCGCCGCGCAAAGCTCGCCACCGTGCCCACCAGGGACTCCTTGCTCATGCCCCCGGCCCGCGCCAGCACCACGGGTAAACTGCCCTCAACAATGATGATCAGCGCCTTGCAATCCAGCCGCGCCCGCCGCAGCTCTTTTTCGAATCGCTCGCGGCCCGTCGTGATCGTGCCCAGGAAATCCGAAACCGTCTTGCGCTCGATCACCACGCCGTCTTGCGCCCCGGCCACACACCAGTCGCCCGTTTCCATTGTGCCACGTTCAATAGTGCAGCCATCGGGCAGGTGATCGGCCCACGGGTGTGGCCAGGGCTCGCGGGTGTCACAGATGATTCTGATGTTAGGAAGCGCGCTCATTTTTCAAGAATCTCTTCCAGTTTCGGAAACAGCGACGGCACGAAGCCATAGCGGTTGTTACACCACACCACCCGCATCACCATGTCAGGCGGTGCACCGACGAAATGCCGGCGATCATCCTCAAGAATGGCGTAGCCGGTCACTTCCGGGTGTTCTAACAACCACGCTTGGACTTCACGCCAGCGCGTTAATGCATGTCGCGTTTTCCTTCCGCCGTTAAAGTGAGTTGACAGCGGTGAGCGGCTAAATTCTTGCATCGCCATGGACTCAGGCAAGCATCTCCAGTCACTGGTGATCACTACCACCGCATTGTTATCAAAGCAGACATGGGCAATGTGATCCATGGCCCGCTTGCTCCACTGTGCAGGCGGTACAATCAGGCTGCCGTCAGGCGGATCACCTGCCACTAGAATCACGCCATCGAAGTCTAGAAAGATGGCCTTCATGGTTTAACAATCGGTTTGATTTTAGGGTGGAAAGGCTTCTTGCCTTTGCGACGGTCGCAGCGCCGTTGCCTGAACAGGGCGCGTTTCATTTCCTTGCACGGATCAAAGCGCTGAACTAACAGTCGCTCGTATTCAAGGCCGTTAAGGGTGGCAGCGTTGCGCATGGGTGTTTTCTGCCAGGATCGGTTGACGTCACACCAGAAACAGACCGTGATCCCCTGGCGATACTGTGAGCGGTTGAGTTTGGAAACAATGACACCATTACTGCCATCATCACCGGGGCCGTGCTGAATGGTTCTCAGGTAGCGCCCGCGCACCAGCACGATGTCACCCGACTTGAGCGCGTTGAACTCCTCTTTGGAGATGGTGTAACCGTCGCTCATAGCTTCCCATCCTCCACAAGTTCATCACCATCCCGCCACATCGCGCTGATGAACTGCAAACCCTTGCGATCCTTGTCCACCTTCCAGCCGCGATCTTCCAGTTCCCGCCGCAGGCGTTGCGTGCTCATATTTTCCGCCATCCAGCTTTCGCCCATGTCTCGCGCCCAGGTGATGGCTTTTTCGCGGAGGTTTTTGAGCGGGATCTTCATGCCCGTCATCGGCTGGACGTTTTCAGCGATGAACTCGCCAAACTGATCGGAGTTCTCGCGATACTCCATGACCTCATCTTGCAGCGACTGTGGCACGGCCAGGCCCACGCGCTGCCACTCCCAACAGCCGGCAATCGCCCAGTTCAGAATACCGGAGAGTTCCGCCATGAGCTTGTCTTTGAGCGTCTGATCTTTCAGCTTGCCCTCAAACTTCACACGCAGATGCGCCATGATGAACCGACGCCAGATGCCATCATCACCACCGCGCACCAGGGGCTTGTGATTGCCGAAGAAGATCAGCTTGTGGGTGGGCAGGAATTCGAGGGACATCGCATAGTGAGCCCGCCCGCGCATGGTGTCGCCGCCGGTCAATGATTTCACCTTGGCTTCGTTGAGCTTGGCGTCTTTGTCGATTTCCGGTGCCAGCGCCACGCGCACACCACGCAGCCGGATGCCCTCATGATCCGGCATATCTTTGCCCTGCTTGTTGATCACCACCGCCTCTTGCGGCACGGAGATGGCCAGCTCACCCAGCAGCGCCACCAGGATTTCACAGATCGTGCTCTTGCCGTTGGAGCCCGTGCCGTACAGAAACAGCAGCTTCTGCTCTTGGATGCGGCCCGTCAGGCTGTAGCCAAACCAGCGCTGCATGAAGGCGATCTTTTCCCGGTCCCCCTCGAAAATACTTTCCAGCGTGCGCAGCCACACCGGGCAGGCCGCGTCTTCATCGAAGGCGGCCCCCACCCGCCGCGTGATCATGTCATTCCGCCTCGCCTCACGAAACCCATCGCCCCGCAAAGACAGATCAAAGACCCCGTTCAAGCAGGGCAGCATGTAGGGCGGATAGTCCACCTCTGCAAACCGCGCCGCCATGCGCGGATCACTGGCAGCCAGGCCCATGAAATTTTTCAACACCCGGCTTTGTCCGCAGCCCGCCGCGAAGGCTAGAAACAGCTCATTCGGAGTCTTCTTGCGCTTGTCTTCTTCACCGTTCTTTTTCAGCGACCGGCTGCCACGCACCCCTTGCGCCTCCCGTTTGAGCAGTTCCTGAACCTCTTTGGCACGCTCTTGCGCCGTTTTGAAGGCCCCGGCCTGCCAGTGCGTGCCCTTCCAGGCGAACCAGTCGCCCGCCACGGTCAGAGTGTCATCGTGCAGGATGTCGCCGCCTACCAGCTCGATGAAGACCTCACTGGCCAGCGACTCGTTCAGATCCTGAAACCGCCGTTGCGCCATTTCCGGCGAGCTGGTGACCTCTTCATCATCGGGGACTGTCAGCGCCGCGTTGAGCAGCTGCCCCGCCACTGCCAGCCCATGAATTTTCAGTACGTCATTCCAGTCTTTCACCCCAGCCGGCGGCATGAGCGACTTCACTGAGATGGACGGCCACAGAGCGCGAATGGACCGCGCCCAGCGTTCGTTGGCATCGGTGCGGTCGTTCTGGCGCAGGATCAAGGCCGCTTCCGCTGCCAGCACCTCCAGACGCCGCGTTGCCGTGCCCAGCGTGGCCGCAATGGTCACTGGCTGCCCATTCAGCAGCGCCAGGGCGGCCGCTGCATCGCCCCAGCCCTCACCGACCACCACGCGGCCGCCATTCTCGCAGGCCAGCCACAACTCGGGCTTGTGGGGCGATTCCTTGGGCCAGAAGTATTCACACCCGGCCTCACGCGGGCCGATCTTGCGCACCTGGGCGCGCACCATGAGCCCGTTGACTGTCTTGCACGGCATCCACACCCGCGCTCCACAGCTGCCCAGTCTCTGCTCCCTGGCCAGCCGTTGCACCAGCTCCACGGGCAGCCCGCGCCATTCCGCCACCGCCACCGCCGTTTCCAGATCGTTCGCCAGGTGCGTGCACACGTCCACCAGCCAGTTGTGCGCCGCTTGATCGGGCGTCGTGCCAAAGTTGGCGATGCCCTTGGATTCCGCCGGCATCGGCTCAGGTTCCGCAGGCTCTGCAAAATCGGAGAAGCCGGGCAGGATCAGCTTGGAGCGGCCCATTTCCGGCGCATCGGGAAACGGTTCCCCCATACCCAGACGCACCCCCAGCAGGTTCATGGCCATCGGAAAACTCGCGCCCAGGATGCGGCCGATCAACCCCGCCGCGTCTTCACTCTCCCCCGTGCTCCAGTCCAGCACCCGTTGCAGGTCCATTGTGAGCGATGCCGAGGGCTTGCGATCTTCCCGCCACGGCACCAGAAACTTTTCCCCGGGCCGCGCCGGCAGCCGGATACCGCAGATGGCCGCCCCGTCGTGGGCTGTCGCCGCTGCCTTGATTCTCTCTACAAGCTCGTTTTCCATTGATCCAGATGGTGTCATTATTCCGCCGTCCTGTCACCGGGACAGTCAGCTATGTTCACATGATGATGGGTTGATGGGATGCTATTGGCTGCCTTTCAGCTCATTGAACCATTGCTTGAGCGGTAGGTGTCCTTCCGTTGCCGGGAACTGCTCAAGGATGTACTGGTACGGATCTTTGCCGTGGATGGTGGGAATGGCGGTTGATTTTTCTTCCACCACCTCACCCTGGAGCAAGGCTACTTGCTTTAACAGCCACGCCACCAACTGCGCTTGATCGGGCCACTGCATCTCCCGTTCGGGTGAGCACTGTTCCTGCCAAAGCTTGATGCCGCGCACGTTGGCTGCGTACATGAGACGAAAGGTGTCTTGCAGTTCATCGTTTGTTTGCCGGAGGGCGGCGATGGTGTTGCTTGCCTCATTGAGCTGCAAATCCCTTCGTTTATGCCACTGGCGCTGTAATTCGATGCGGCTTTTAAGGCTGGCGATTTCCTCATACGGATCAGCTTTGAAAAGCCCGTCCGCAGCCACCAGCCCGCTCCCATCTTCACTCACCCAATGCCCGGCCTTGGCGAGAATGGAAATCAACGGCGGTCCAATACAAATAGGTGGTGTTTTCATTGCGCAATCCCCCTCATGAATTCCAAAGCGCGCTGGCTGGTGACCACGCCACCGATGGTATCTTTGAGCCACAACCCTTCCAGCGTGCGCAGGCGGGACAGGGCCACGTAGGTTTGTCCGGGCTCGCGGGCCGCCCGGGCATCGATCAGCGCCGCATCCAGGCTCAACCCCTGGCTCTTGTGAATGGTCATCGCATACGCCGGGCGCAGCGGCACTTGGAACGCCCCAGGTGAGTCATCCTGCAGCGGGTTCAACGTCCACATGCGTTTGCCCACTTCCACCGTGCCGCCGTCATCCGTGGCCACGGTCACGAACTCATCGTTCATTTCCTCCACAAAGCCCAGCGTGCCGTTGCAGGCGACCATGCTGCCGCCCGTGTCGTTCAGGTTGGCCACGATCATCACCCGCGCCCCGACCTTGAGCTTGAGGCAGCGCGGCGCCAGGATGTTGTTGATCAGCGATTGTTGATCGTGCTCGCGGGTGAACTCGTTGAAGCCCATCCAGTAGATGCGTTCCGGGGCTTGAATCTCCTTGAGCTGGAACTCGTTCCATTTGTCCACCTGCGCATTGTGCGTCATCATGCGGATCAGGTTGCGATCAGGGAAGCGTGCCACGCGCCCGGCCAGAATGCCGGCGGCCTTCGCGTCAATCCGCCCCTCCCGGCAGGCGTTGAGCAGCCCGGCAAATTCAGGATCAGCCTGGCGATGCACCTGCCGCAGAAGGCAAGAACGCATACCGGCCGCCTCCCAGGCTCGCGAGGCAAAGGCCCAGTCATAGTTTTGATCCTTGGCGACCGGCGGCAGCTGCAAGAAGTCGCCCACGGCCACGATTTGCACGCCACCAAACGGGCTGTCCACCTTGCGCACATGCCGCAGGTGCCAGTCCAGATAATCCAGCAGCGCGCCGGGGATCATGGAGATTTCATCGAGAATCAGGCACTTCGCGAAGCGCGCCCGTTGCAGCGCGCCCATCTTCGCCTTCGTGATGCGCGCCTCAAACCACTCATGATAGAACTGCTCATACGGCATGCCCTCTTGCGGCCCCAGGCCAATCCCGGCCCAGCGGTGCAGCGTCGTGCATTTGGGCGCTTGCACACCCTGCGGCAGATCCCGCGCCAGCCGATCAGCCAGGTTGAATGCCGCGATGCCCGTGCAGCCGCAGACGTGCAGCCCGTCCGCATGGCAATGCCGCGCCACCATGGCCGCCGTCAGGGTTGACTTGCCGGTGCCTGCGTTGCCGGTGAGGAAAACGTTCTCGCCGTTCTCCACATGCTCAATAACGGCCGCCTGCTCCAGTGTCAGATGGCTCACCAGCGGATCAAAGTCCAACGGCATGACGTCTGTGCCCTTGAGGCCGCCCAGGTTGTCTTTCTTCAAAATCATGGCGTGGTGATGGCGGGTAGGTTAATCATTTTCACATCGGCGTCGAAGAGGCAGGCCAGCTCTTGCGCCACAGCCGCATTGTCCGCGTCTGATTCATCTTGCTCCGTGGCCAGGCCCGTGTCAGGCGTGGTGTCCGAGAGGCGCTGAACATCGGCATAATCTGGCCCCGTGTCGCGAAGGCGGGGGAAGAAAAGAATGGCAGCGCCACACATGAGAGCGACGAGCGCGCACATGATCAGATCGGCTTTGAAATGGGAAACGTCAGGACGCATATTAGAAGGGAGGTTCGTCGTTGTTGAGGTGCAGCAGCGGCAGCTTGTGCAGCAGCAGCGGCCCATGTTGATCATTGGCCCGCAGCGCCAGCCAGCAGACGTCAGGATTGTCCGCATGCACGGCTACGCACAGATCGGTTTCGTAGTGGTGGGCGAGTTGCGACCAGCGAGGATCAACGCCATCGCTCTCGAAGCGAAGCGGCACATGCTCGCCGCTGTCAGGGAATCCAAGCTGGCGGCCCGTCACCATCGACGTAGCCGCCAGCCCGGCAGGTGCAGGAGCAGGGGAGCCTTTCAAGACAAGGCCGCTTAATGGGGCAGCGCTGTCATTGCTTGGCGCAGCGACCGCGCCAGCCGCCTTCATCGCCGCGAGCTTTGCCTTGAAATCAATCACGCGAAGATCCTCCCGTGAACGGCTTCCACCAGCTCCACATCCCGCACCAGATACTCCAGGGCGGCCGGTTGGTCACTGGCATACAGGTCCGAGAACATCGCACCGAAGTCGCCCGTCTTGCCCTCAAATCCCAAGAAGCGCGCCGCCGCATCCAGGCCGGTAAAGGCCGCCTTGCGATCCCCGCACTGCCACTCCACCATGAGGTCAATAATCGTGCCGTCCCAAGGCTTCGACTGCCGCCAGCGCAGCGGCACTTTCAGGCCGTGCATCCAGGCGCGCTTGCAGATGAACGGCAGGTCAAAGCCGACGATGTTCCAGCCCACCAGGGGCAAGGTGGCAACGTCGCCGCAGTCATCCAGGAACTGCGACAGCACCAGCTTTTCATTTTCGCCGTGCGCCACGGTAACGTCATCCGTGCCCGCCTCTTTGTAACCAATGGCAAGAATGGCCCCGGTGAAAGGCGAAAGCGCGGCCTTTTCCAGCCACCGCGCCTCTTGTTCGGCGATGTTTTTGGCGATCACGGCGGGATCTTTGTAGTTCCCCGGCGCTTCAAATTTCGGCATGAACGGCAGGCACTGCTCAACCGGCAGCGGCTTCGTTTCAATATCAAAGTAAATCATAGTGTGTCTAACGTGTGGAAATGGGTTGAAATGCTAGGCGACTTCTTTCTCGCCTTCCTTGATCATCTTCTCGATCAGCACGCGCTCTTTGACGGCGCGCATGAAGGCGAGGTAATAATTGGCGAACTTGGCAGTGCTGGAGCACTGCTTGAGGATGCTGGCTGCGGTTTTGATTTCGTTCATAACTGTGGATTAATGGATTGTTGAAAATTGGCCACCGCCCGTCCCAGGGCGACAACACACCCGGCTCACGGCACCCACTCGCGGTTAAAGTCAGGATCATTCCCAACTACACGGGAGGAAGGTGGATACCCTACTTCACGGCGGCCAAAGGTTTGAAAGGGATTCACCACCCACCGCCGCGCCCGCAAGACCTCCCAGAAAAACGAGCGCGGCGGCGGTGATGAAAGGGTTAGGCGGCCAGCTCCTTTTGGAGTTCCAGCAGCGCCGCGATCAGGCGCTTGTCAGCGATGGTTTTCTTTTCCTTCGCTTCCAGTGCAGGCAGTTCGACGGTCACCAGCTTGTTCAGGGTGTCCATGTCGAAATCTTCAATCGCCATGTTGCCGTAGCCGTCCAGATGCACCTTCGTTTTCGAGTAGTCGCCAGGAGCAAAGGCAGCAGGCGCGGCGCTGGCGGCCGGTGTGGCACTGGAGGCAGCGGGCGCAGAAGCAGGCGCGGCGGCTTTCTGGTAGCCGGCATCGCCATCCTTCTTGCGATCCTTCACGCGGACATACGCCCCCGATGGCGGGAACGGTTCAGACAGCGCTTTGATCATGGTGATTTGATCGTACACCTTGCCGTCGTTCTCCTCATGATCCACCATGAGGCGCACGGAGCGGCCCAGCAGCGTTTTCTCCACGTCGAAGGCTTCCAGTTCCGCAGCGGTCAAGTCGCGGCCCAGAATCTTCTTGATGTCGATGCGCAGATTCGCCTTTTCATTCAGCGGATCACGGCCATCGGCGGCATACTGGCGGGACCACACGCAGAAGCGCTTGCCCTCTTCGTTGAGCACTTCGGTTTCATAGACCAGGCGGAACACGTTTTTCTTGTACGTCTCACCCGTCTTCTTGTCTTTCTTCTCGACTTCTTTCACGGGCGTCACATCCACGATCACGGCCTTAACCGGATCTTCGGTGACAGGATGAGGGTCGAAGTTACCCGGCTCTTTTTTCAGGATCAGACTCATAGGATTATCAGATGGCTTTGGTTGTTGCGTTTGTTAGTTGGCTTTGACCGTCTCTGCGGCCGTTCACGCCTAGTTCCTTGGGCCCCGGCGTTCGGGAAATGGGTTCAGCGCGTGCTCACTTTGAAGACTTCGCGCACCTGCAGCCCTGGAATCTCCGTGGTCAGGTTGGCGTTCTGCATTTGCTTGAGGGCAGCCAGGATGGCCGAACGATTCGGGATGAGCGTGCAGAGGTGCGGCGCATGGCGGTAGAGTGCGGCTACATCCACCACCGTGAAATCTAGCATCGGCTTCACGCCCGCCACGGCTGGCAGGGTGGACGCCAGCGCGGCATCACTGGCCATAGCTGCCTGCTCCTCTGCCTGCTCCTTGAGTTCCACGCTGCGCTGGCCAGCAGCCGCCGCTTGTTCAGCGAGATGGCGCTGTTCCGCTTCTGCGCGCCTCTTGGCCAGGAAGCCGCCGCCGGTAACGGCCGCAGCTGGAGATTGCGCCGCGATCAACTGTTTCTTTTCCTGTTCCAGCTTGAGGCGTTCCGCTTCGAGTTCGGCGCGCTGGCGATCAATCTCCGCTTGTTCCGCTTCACGCTTGAGCCGTTCGGCTTCTTCTTTGGCCTTGCGGGCGTCTTCTTCCGCCTGCCTCCGCTGGCGTTCCTGTTCAGCGGCAAAGTCAGCGACCAGCTTTTTGATGCGCTCCTCTTCCGCTTCCACCTCGCTGCCGAATTCGGCCGCCTTGGTGTCGATGTCTTTGCCCAGCTTGAGCACCGGCTCTTTGACCAGCTTCCGGCTGCGCTCCAGATCCAGGCGGAACGCGGCCAGCTCTTTCAAGCCGATGCGCGCCACATTACAGGCTTCCGGGGTGTCAATGCTGATAATGAGGGCGGCTTGTTGCAGCAGCCCAAGCTTCACTCGTTCCGCGTGCGGCGTGATGGACAGCTCATAGCCGCCAACAGCCAGTACCAATGTCTTGTCTTCGTTGTTTTCGTTGTCTTTCATGATGGGAAGTCTTGGAAAAATGAGGTGGCGTGGTTCAAGCGTGATCAAGCATCGGCTGCAGCAGCCCGGCACGACTGCCACGGCGCAGTTGAACTGGCTTGCCAGGGCCATCGGAACGCAGCTCCGTTTCTTCACCGTTGCCAGCGATGAACTCGCCCAGGAATTTGGCCGAGCACTCAAACGCCGCCAGCCCGCTGCCGCCCAGTGACCACTCCATGGAGCCCACATGCACATCGCTGGCGCGCACCTTCACGCCAGCCAGATCACCGGCAATCGCGATGCGCTTGGCTTCACCGCCGAATTCCCCGGCCGAACGGATGGCGACGGCCGCCACCTCAGTCTTGAAGCGTACAAACTCGCGCTGCGATTCCCAGGCCAGCATGGATTGCAGCGGACGCCAGGGCCACTCGCCCTCCATTGTGCGGCTGATGAGGCTCCACTGCCCGGCCACGATCTTTACCGCGCCACCGGCAATCGAAGCGGCCCCGGCGTAAAAATCCATCGCCCTGGCATCCGCCGCCATCGCCTTGAAGCAAGACACCGCTTCCGGCGGCAGCGTGAACGGCTCGCCTGTGCCCGGTTCTGGCAGGTAGGCAATGTGAGCGCGTTTGCCATCCGTGGCACCCATCGCACCATCCGCCGGCCGCACGTTCAGCCCGGACATGATGGGCGTGCCTTCACTGCCCCTGGAAAGCGCTTTTGACACCCAGGCCAGATCTTGCGCAAACACATCCATCGCGCCGACGTGCAGCACTGCAACGTCAGCCATGACAGGACGGGCAGGCCATTCTTCCGCAGGCACGAACAGCAGGCCGGTTTCATTCGCACCCTCACTCACCACCAGGCGGGACAATCCTTTCTTGGCGGCGCGCAGCTCCAGAGTTACCGGCTTCTTGCCAAACGTGCCCAGCAGGCTGCACAGCATCTTGGCGCTCACACAGCAGCTCCCCGGCACATTGTCAGCATGTTCGTGCGGCGTGTCGCACCAAAACCACTGATCCAGATTCGTAGCCTCAACAGTGAAGCAGTCCTTGCGCACTTCGATCTTAACGCAAGTCAGCACGGCCAGTATCGTTCGAGCACCGATCAACCGCGATACATTCGCCACGCGCTCCAACAGCTCATTGGCAGGCAGGGTGATTTTCATGCGCGCAGTGCCTCCCTCCATTTGGCCAAGGCTTCGGGAGTGACAGGCTGGCAGCGGCTGCCGTGCTTGCGCTTCACATACAGGTTAAAGCGATCCAGGCGCACCATGCGGCCACGAACACCTTGCTTTTTGGTTAGCTCGATGAGCTTCAACTTGGCATCCACGCGCAGGCTTTCCGGATGCCGGTCCACCAGCAGCGCAGCCTCTTCGAGTGTAAGCCACTCTTCCGTGGCCTCTTTTACTTCCGCAGTCATGATCAGGACTGGGCTGATTGTTCCGCAGAGGTTTCAACGGCTTCCGACTTCGCCACCTGTTCACGGCACCATTCACGGTTCTTGATTTCGATCTTCATAAAAAATTAGCGCTTGAGGCGTGCGGCTGGTTTTGGCGCGGCCACCTTTTCATCGCTGAGAGCCGCCTCAGTCAGCAGATTCGCCACATACTGATCGGCACTGAGTTTTTTTTTCCGCGCCTTTTCACCAATGCGCCGAATGGTATCCGCAGTGATTCCAGGGCCAGGGGTAATTCCAAGAGTGATTTGCATGGGATGTAAACTTTGTGAGGTGAAACTGTCAGAGTATGGAAGTCCGCGCAAATAAAAAATACATGGAATGTAAATTTTATTTGCGGAGTATGTAAGTTAGCTTACATTTCACGAATGAACGCTACTGAATTGAGATCATTCCGTAAGGCAAAAAAGATGACGCAGGCCGAGCTTGCAAAGTTCCTTAAAACCAAGACGCGCACTGTCGTGGCATGGGAGAACGAGCAAAACAAGATCCCGCAGTGGGTGGCATCCACAATCGAAGGTGAAGGCCTTCGCTTGAATCCGAATCTGTCCCTTGAAGTCTTTATGCGGGCCCAGGAAAAGGCCAGTGCGAAAGGGATGACCGTCAATGAATGGATCGACGACGTGATAACGAAGGCGGCCCTGCTTGTGGGGCTGGCGGCCATCGTTTACGCCATGTTGTGAAACAATAGTACACAATATGAACAACCGCAGAATGGACGGGGGCCTGATCCTTGGGGCGATTATCGTGGCGCTGCTGCTGGCAGTTGAGGCTGTTCGAAAGCTGATGGGATGGAACTGACATAGTAGAGAGTGGTTTGCTCTAAAACTAAAAAGTGTTCACGCGAACACTTCAACCAAAAAACGGCAATACCAAAAGCAAATTGACATGATCGACATCGATTCACTCCACGAAGAAATAGCCAGGCTGAAAAAGACCATGGAGCGCGCTGCCAGCTTTGCGTGGGCGGTTGCGCAGTACCTGCCTCATGACGTGATGATTGATGGCGAGAGAAGATCCTGCCAAGACATGGCCGAAGAGTTTAATACAGCTGCCAGATCGGACAAATTTTGATTTCAGTTTGACGTCAGCGGAAAAACCGCCGAAAATGTGCGGCCTATATTTGACCGAAACCTTTCGGAAACCCTATAAAATCAACCGCCGCCTTAGATTCAGGTTCTAGTGAGTAACATCGTGAAGGTTCGAGTCCTTTCGTGAGCACCACCCCCAGGACGGGGGTGGAACCGGCACAAAACCAAAGCCGGAGCCATATCAGCTCAAAATGATGCCAAAGTGAAAACCACGTCACCGGCCGCCAACTTTGACCGAAATATGACCGACATTGACCGAAACTCAGGCTCAAAACAGGACTCAAACGAAAGCCAAACGAAAACCAAACGAGAGAAGGTAATGGTGAACGGGCGCGCCTACTCGCTCTCAAAGAACACCACGGGCACCTGGCGGGCGCGCTGCCGCATGAAGGGATTCGAAATCGACTTTGGCACTGGTACCACGGATCTTGCGGAGGCGAAACGAGCCACGAAGCGCCACATTGAGGAGCAGGCGGCCAAGAAGCGCCCCAAGGGCCATGAAACCGTGGAGGATGCCACGAAGCTCTACCTGCAGATGCCAAAGCGCTGCAATCCTGTCTCTGCCGAGGCGAACGTGGGCCGCCTGAAAAAGATGATCGAATTCACCTGGGGCAAGGGGATGAATGTGGTGAAGCTCGCCGACATCGGCCCCCGGTTGTGGAAGGATTACGCCACGAAGTGCCACCTCGCCATGGGACTGCCAGGCCTGGACTTGTCGAAGCGCCGGCCGGAAAACGCCAAGATCAATTCTGCCATCCGGCAGGCCTGCAGCCCGTTCATTCCCGCCTTGCGGCCCGTGTACGCCGAACACAAGATGATCGTGCCCGAGGATGCCACGGTGATTCAATGGCTGCCAGAAATCAAAGCCCCGCCACCCACCGCCGACGTCGCCAACCTTGACGCTGGCATTGAAGAACTCGCCACCATGGCCCCTGAAATGTACTTCTGCCTTGGATTGGCACGGTGGGCAGGGCTGCGCAGGTCCGAAATCAAAGCCTGCCGTCGTGACTGGCTCACAGAGAAGAAGGGCAAGGTGTTTGTGGAACTCCATGACAGGCCAGAAGAAGACTACCTCACCAAGACCGGGGCCATCTATCGCGCCATGGTGATCAACCCGGCGTTCGCGGCTGCCTTGCTGGCGATCCCTGAGGGAATGATGATCGTGAATCCGTCCACCACCGACCGGGACGGATGGTTTGAGCGCGTGCCCCAGGACTGGTTGCGACCCTACACCGGCAAATCCAAGAAGCCTTTGCATCGACTCCGTGGACTTTATGCTGATGACGTGAAGCGCATCACTGAGGAGGCATTGCTGGCCAGTAGCGCGGGCGTGAAAGAGGCGCAGAAGAACCTTGGACACACCAGCGAGGAAACCACGAAGAATCACTACCTGTCCAAAGACGAGTAACCGGACCACAAGTCACGGCCGCAGCAGGGATTTCCTTGTTGCGGCTTTTTTTGTGCCTGCGAATTGAGCCGCACGGCATCATTTTTCCAGTTGCATTTTCAGCCGAGTTGTGGCGATTATTGCGCCATCGGCTTCTAAACGGCCCGCGAGAGCGGCGGGCACGGGTTCAAAAAGGCTTCCGATGACCGGGAGGCAAGCAAAGCGAGGCACCGCCTCACGCTGGCAAGCCACGGCCCGGCCCACACTCTAAGCCCGTGGCGTGATCCCCATTTTTCACGCTCATGTCCAATATCAATTCGCTGCCCTTCACGATGGGCGGCGCCTCCGTAAACACGGATTCCACGCCAGCCGAAGTCATCACGCGGATGCAGAATTCGCCCGCGTGGTTCTCCCGGGAAATCTATCAGTCCCTGGCGTTCTCCCAGGTTCTCATGTCCCACCTTTCGAAGACCAAAGTGTTCTTCAATGAAGGCATGGGCGACACCGACACCACGCTCATCTTTGACGTGTCCGCTCCGACCGAGAAGGACGTGCTCAACTGGGAAGTCATCCGTGAAGCCAGCGCCGGCTACAACCCCAGCCGCTGGACTACCACGAAGGAAATCACCTACGGCCACCGCAAGGTCACTGCGCAGCTCATGCGCGATGCCGTTCGCACGCCGACGTTCAGCAAGCTGGACCTGGCATTCAAGCCCAAGCGCGAGGCCCAGCTGCAGCAGGTGCGCCAGATCATGATGAACTGGACCAAGGGCATTTGGGAGCTGTGGTGCACCATGGCGTTCCAGCGCTCCGTGCGTTGCGTGAACCTCAACACCACCTGGGGCATTTCCGCCACGGCCGTGGGCTCCTACCCGCTCTACACCACGCCGAACACGCTGCTCACCTGGCGCTGGCTGGAGGCGATGAAGGCCGGTGTGACATTCACTCCTCGCGGCTTCAATTCCGCCGAGGCTGCCGCCAAGGCCACGCTGCCGCAAGACAAGCAAGTGGTGTTCATCGGCTACAACGAGTTCCAGGCGCTGCAAGAGCAGTATATCAAGGAGCGCGTTGCTGCTTTCGGCATGCGGCCCGATGAAATCTTCATCCCCGAGCTTGGATTCACCGGCACCCCGCTGGGCCAGTACATCTTTGTGGTGGTGGCATACCCCCGCAAGTACCGCCAGCCTGGCACGGGCGAGTCGTGGGAAGATTGCATCATCCCGCACCGGATCAAAGTCGCCACCGATGGCGGCGCACAGGACGGCCAGGGCGATCAACCCAACCCCGACTACTTCAATCCCGACGTGGCGAAGTACACGGAAACCCTGTGGGTGAATCTGGATTCCGTCGAATGGCTGGTGCCTCCCGCCGCGATGGTGAATGCCATGGGCAACGGCGGGCTCGAAATGTTCCCCGCCACCCAGTATTCGGGCGAGTTCCGGCCCTTCCATTCGCCGGAAGATCCTTATCAGGAAACGGTGACCTATTACGCCCGCTACATGGCTGGCATGAAGGGACTGTTCCCCGAGCGCTCACGCGCCATCCTGCATCTCTCCGCCTTCCCTGTCGCGGCGGCCTACACCCTCACGGGCGAGGTCAAAAACGCGCCAAGCGGACTGCGCTGGACGGTGCAGAGCACGGGCACCACGGCCGCCGGCAATCTGCAGCTGCTCATTGCCGGCACTCTCCCTGGCTCCCTGCCTGCCGGGTACTCGCTCTACGCGACGACTCGCAGCGGCAAGCGCTACATCGTGGGCACCATCGTGAGCACCGCTGCCTTCACGGCGACATCGAAGCTCGCGGCCGGCACACTGGTGGAACTCCAGTTGCTGCCCAGCGGCATCTCCAACGAAAGCCCCGGCGATCCGTGGGCGGCCATGGAAGCACTGCCGCTCAACTCGCCAACCGATGTGACTGACAGCACCACCGTGCCAACCCTGGCTGCCTACTTCGTTACGGATTCCGTGACGAGCATGGTCAATGCCAGCGGCACCAACCTGCTTGGCTCCACCGGCTACACCACGGCGGCCGCGCTGCAGACCGCCATCCAGACCTACCTCACCGCCAACGGTGGCGGCACGGCCACGGTCACGGGCGGCACCTCTGTCACCGGCTACCTCTGGACAGTCAAGATCACTGGCGCGGACAGCACCCGCAACGCCCTGCTCACCGCAGCCGGCGCGGGCGTCAAGTTCAGCGATGGCATCGGCACCAACTTTGTGCCGTTCGCCGCAGAGAACATCTAACCCTCACCCGAAAAGGGCGGCTCAACACCGGGCCGCCCTTTTCACCATTTTCCGATTATGAGCGAACCGAACCAAACACCGCCAGCCGAGGCCCCGGGCCACGGGCACACCGTTGAAATCAAGCTGCCGAACGGCCAGACCCGCGTTGTTCCGTGGGGCTTCACGACCGCCAAGAAGGAAGCCGAGGCTGCCAAGAAGCACGGCATCGAGATCCCCGGCACCACGGCTACCGAATAGCCTCCCGCACCCCGCTGGCAGCCCGGTCAAAGTCTGCCACCCCTTTTCACCATGACCATTCAAGCCCTGATTTCTGGCATTCGAAACGGCTCCATCAACGAGTCCAATGGAGATTCAGCCGTTGTCATGACAGGAGGCGACAGATTTGTTCTGGCAGCCTTGCTGGCAAACATCGGCCCCTCATTCAACGCCATTGCCGTCACGCCGAATGATGCCACCATTCTGCCTCCCCACCGTCAGATCATCGTGGGCGGCGCTGGCGACATCACCGTGCAGCAGTTGGACGATTCCACGGCCCTGATTGCCAATGTCGCCGCCGGCACCCAGTTGCCGCTGTGTGTGAAACGGATCATGGCCACTGGCACCAGCGCCACGAATTTCACCATCCTTGTCTAATGCTGGTTGGCATCGCCATCTCTCCCGTGCGTCAGGCGCAGCGAAGCGCCGGGGGAGGGTTGCTGCCGCCAGACACGCCGACTGGTCTTACCGCTGATTCTGGCGATGGCATCGCTATTATCAATTTCAATACCACTGCCAGGGCTACGCTGTATCACATTTGGATTGATGGCACATTGAACGCCGTGCTTGCCAACAACGCCGAATACCGCCCATACCTCACCAACGGAACCACCTACAGCGTCACAATCAGTGCCCTCAACAGCGCAGGTGAAAGCGCGCAGTCAGACCCGGTTTCCGTTACCCCTGAATCCGCCACGCCATCACCGGCACCCGCATGGCGCACCGCCAGCGGCGGTTACTACCTCACGCCATCCGGCGGCCACTTCTTGACCACTTAATTCCATGCCAACGCCACCAATGGATAAAACACCTGCCGACGACATTCAAACGCTGCTGGCTTGTGCGGACAAGAACGCCGCAGCAGCTTTCCTTGGCGTGCCCGGCATTGTTCGCGGCAACGGCACGCTCGCCGGCTGGACTAATGGAGGAGCCTCTGCGGCTCCCGCTTCTTTCGCCGTGGTGGCGACCCTTGATTATCCGCGATTCTTGGCGAATGACACGTTTCGCCTTCGTGTAGTCGATGGCATGACTGTGCTGTACGATCGTACATGCCAAGTGTCGGTTGATGATAACACCGTCTCAGATCCATCATACCTGCCAATTTGGGCCGGATCATTCTCCAGTGACGTTTTGCAGGCTGTGGCCGCAGCCTTTACGGGCGTTGGATTTCCCGGCTCGATTGTTGACAGCGGCTTTGACGGCACCACGGAAACCCTCACCTTCACCAGTTCTGCCACCGGGGCATCAATCAACGTCATTTTTGATTACTATTCATCCGCGGCCAGCGGCGGGCCAATCACGCTAGGCGAGCAGTACGCTTCCGGTGCAGATGCGATTGCTCCCACTGGCGGCACGGGTGACATTCTTCTCATCCCCGGCGTAACCGGCCAGAAAATCGGCACACTGCAACTGGCTGTTCCAACCAATAACATCGGTTGCAGTGTTGTACTGTATCTCAAGGACATTGAGGGCGGCACAACTGATCTTATATCCTTCAGCGGGGCCAATGGCATGGACATCGTTTATGGAGCCGCATCCGTCAGCCAGGCGTGGGCAAATGGCGTGAACACCGGAGAGGAGCTGCGAGCCCGAATTGACTACGGATCAGGCAACCCCGGAGTCAGCACTTCCGCCGCTTTCTATGTCGTCTGCAACCAATACGCCCCTTAATTCATGAGCATCACGCCCACACCTACCCCAGCTGTTACAATAGGCACGTCCATCAAGCTTGACGCCGAACACCATGACGCCCTCACCGCCGCCGTCGCATCCGCCAACGCGGCACAGAAGCCAGGAGCCGCCCCGATCACTGCAGGCACCTACCTGCAGGGCGTTCTTGTGACTCACGTGCAGGGCCTGGCCGCTGCCGCTTATGATGCTGCCGTGGCACGTCTTGGAACTGCCGCCAAGCAGCTGCCTTATCCAGACCGCCAGGCGCTTATCTCCCAGGTAGAAACAAAGGTCGGCAGCTAATCGCCACGGCTCCCCACACCCACACCCTCCCGCCCAATGACCTTGCGCACCGATCACCATCGCAATCATGATGATGATGAAGACCTCGCCGATGCCAATGGTGACAAGCCGATCACCATGGGAACACTCATGTCATGGGTATTCAAATTGAACATGCTGGCGCTCCCCGTGATCGGCAGCGGCATGCTCTACTTGCTAGTGAACACGGCCAAGCTCATCGCCACGGATCACACCCGCATTGATCACCTTGAAGCGAATGTGAAACAGCTGCGGGAGAAGACCGGCCTAGCCCAGATAAGCGCACCATGAACGTCGCCAGCTACAAACTCCGAGCCGACTACGCCCCACGGGTGGAATCACGCTGCCAACGTATTGGCGTGGCGCTCGCTCGCGTGCTGGCGGCCGTGGCAATCGGACTGATTCTCGGGGCCGCACTGAGCAGCTGCGCAGGGCCCCAGGCAAAAGACGGCAAGACCGCCAGCGCCATCACCGTGCCGGCACGCAAACGCACGCCCGAGGATGATGTTCCGCCGGAGAACCGGCACGTCCATTACATCCACATCGTGCACGATTATCCGCAGGTGTTCGAATGGATACAGGCCAACGCCACGGGCGGCTACAACCTTTACAAATCCAAGGGCAAGACTCTTCCAGCCTCCAACCCCATCACCGGACCCTGATCATGCCGCTCCTTGACTCTATCACCTCTCTTTTTAGCCATCGCGACGGCAACACTGCCACCAAGCCGCTCGCGCAATCATGGACGGTGCAAGGCATGGTTATCACCATCGCGTTCACCTTGCTCCACGCCAAGGGCATCCCTCTGGACAAGGATCAAACCGTGGGCATCTACACCGAGGCGCACGCGCTTTGGCCGCAGCTGATCATCATGGGCGGCGCGTTCAGCACTATCATCGGCCGCATCGTGCACACGGATTTCTCCGTGAGTCGCTTCATGACGCCGCACTTCTGGGCCGGGCTGGTGACCTCGCTGCTCGCGCTTGCGCAGGCTCTAGGCGTGGACACCACCGGCATGGAACACCTGGCTGCCGACACAGGCGACATGGTTACCCGGCTGATCGGACTCGGGGCCAGCGTGTACGGCGTCGTTGGCGTCATCCGCAGCGGCAAGCCGATCCAGTCTTTGCGGGCGCTTCCAGCCTAACACTTTCCTGCATCACAGGAATTCACAAGAACCACAATACATAAACACAATGAAATCGTTCAAAGAGTACGTCGCCCAGGTTGGAACTTTCCTTGGCCTTGTCGAAGCCAAGGTTGAAACCGGCGTTGCTGATGTCGAAGCCGCCTTCGATGCTTTCTCCCCGTGGGCCACCGCCCTGCTTAACGGCCTGCATGCGGCTGGCATCGTGTCTGACAAGACAATCACCATCACTGATGCAGTGATCACCGCCGAGCAGACGCTGGAGCACTCCGGCGACAAGCGCCAGTTCGTGGTAGACGAAATCACCAGCCTGGCTGCCAAGGGAGAGATCCCGCAGAAGGCCGGCACCGAAGCTGTCACTATCGCGCAGCTGGCGTTTGGTCTGGTGAAGGAAGTGGGCAAGCTGCCAAAGCCTGCCGTTTCGCCTGATGCCGCTCCCGCTGCAACTGCCACCACCGCAGGCTAAACCACACCACTGGCCCGGCGTGCTCTTTTGCGCCGAGCCCTTTTCTTTCTCATTTATGAACTGGCACCAGGCCGCCCGATGGCTCGAAGACGCCGCCTGCCGCATCATTGGAGGCAACCCCAGCACCATGGACAAGACTTTCACGATCACCGGCAAGATGAGCTTCTTTGGCGGCCCGAATGACGATGGCGTTGCCGCAAGCGAAGACCTGGCGCTCTACGAGAGCAACGGCATCGCGCACGCCCCCGCCGGCATGTTCCTGCCAGTTCAGCCAGAAGGCACCACCGGCACCGCCCGCCGCCTCAATCCCGGCTTCCCCTACATCGCCATGCGGTGGGCTTACAGCGACAAGGAAAAGAGCGTGGCCTTGCACGACCGCCACGGGCAGCTTCTTGGCGTCTGCCTGCCGGTCGCCACATCGCGCAGCCACCTGCTCTCCACCCCCGTTTTGATTTCCAACCCGAAGCGGCGGGATTTGAAGCCCGTGAAGGCGTACCCGGCGGACTGGGGGCCCAATTCTGACACGTCGCGTGTCGCCGATCTTGCCCCCTATTTTGCCGAGGCACTAGGCTTGCAAACTGACGACATGGTGACTATCATCATTCCACTTGAGCCATAGACGCTCATTATTCCGATGAATTACCCGATCTACGCCGCAAGCACGCCACAGAGCACGCCGCCAGCGAAGGGTGGCGACCTGGCAGTGATCACCTGTCATTTCAACTGGGCTGGCTTCTCACGGCCGCGCCAGAACTTGCGCCGATTCCTGCTCCAGATGCGCGCCGCCGGCATTCCCGTGTACGGGGTTGAGGCGCTGCTTCCGGGCCAGCCATCCATGACGGTAAATCTTCCCGGCTGGCGCCAGGTGGTGGTGAACAACCATGGCATCATGTTCCAGAAGGAAGCGCTCTTGAATGCAGCAGAAAAGCTGGTGCCCGAGAGCTACACCAAGATTGCGTGGGTGGATGCCGACGTGTGGTTTGACAACCCGCAATGGCACCTGCTCACCTCTTCGCTTCTCGACGTTGCCCCCATTGTGCAGCCATTCGCGCACGCCGTCTGGCTTGACCGCAATGGCGACGTGCAATTCTACCTTCCAGGCGCGGCGCATGTGACCGACAGCGACCCCTGCAAAGGCCACCCAGGATTCGCCATGGCCGCCCGGCGCTCGATGTTCCGTCACGGCGGCCTCTATGGCAACGCGATCACCGGCCAGGGCGACATCATCTTTTACTGCGCCGTGTCCAAGAACCCGCTCCGCAGCACGGACCTCAAGGGGCTTGGCAACAATCACACGCCCTATTACCGCTGGCGCGATGGCATCCGTCATTGGCTGGACAGCCAGGGTGGCATTGTGCTGGCAACCCCAGGCACTGTGTATCACGAATGGCATGGCGACCGCAACACGCGGGGCTATGTGGAGCGCCACAAGGCCATCGCCAATCTCGACGTTGACAGGCATCTTGAGCTTCACCCCGAGGGGTGGGTGCAATGGAGTCGCGATGCCCACCCTGAAATGATGGCCGGCGTTTCCGGCTACTTCGCAACCCGCAAAGAAGACGGTTAAGATGCCTGAATTCACCACCGACTGGTCAAGCCGCCACTGCGAAAAGTGGATGGAATACCTTGCCCCACTGAAAGACCGGCCCGCCAGCGGCCTGGAGCTTGGCACCTATGAGGGCCGCAGCGCCATTTGGTTTCTCCAGAACATCCTCACGCACCCGGATTCACGCCTCATTTGCATTGATGGATGGTGGTCCCCAGAGGTCCACAAGCGGTTCCTGGCCAACATCATTGAAGCCGATGTTTTCATGCGCTGCGAACCCCGGCGCGGCAACACCCACAACCTGCTTCGCGGCATCCGCCAGCGCTTCGACTTCATCTTTGTGGACGCGGACCACAAGGCCCCGGCGGTGATTCAGGATGCAGTGCTTGCCTGGCACAACCTCAACGTGGGCGGCATCCTCATCTTTGATGACTACCTCTGGACGGATTCGAACTCGCGCAACCTGCCGCCCAAGATCGGGGTTGATGCGTTCCTGGCCACCCATGAGGGGCAATACGAGTTACTGCACAAGGAATGGCAGGTAATCGTTCGCAAACTCTTCTGACACCATGGCCACCATCCTCACCTTTGACCTGCCTTCCAAGTCCGCGTGCCCGCCCCTGCTTTGCGGCGTGAATGACTACGCGGTAATCCAGCTGCGCAGCGGCAGCATCGCCAAGTCACACGACGGCAGCGGCTACCTCATTGCGCCCATTACCAGCGTCGCTCGATCCACGGGGCTGAACTGGCGCTACACCGTCAGCGTGCCATCCACACAGCTGGCTTCCGGGGCCACTCTCACCAGCGCCGACGTGTTCTCCAAGCTTGGCTGTATCAGCCTGGCAGATGCCGCACTGTTCGCCAAGAACGTGATTGCCAACGGTTCTGCAAACTGGGAAATCACCTCCATTGCCGTGCCCACGTTGAGCAGTTCGACCACGCCGCAATACCTGTTCCGCCGCAACACCAGCTTTGCGATCAACGCGATTGAGATTGGCGCGGAGAACCCGCCGGCTTCGATCCAAGTCCAGCTGCAGGTGACCACGGCGGACGGCACCACCTACAGCAACATTGGCAGCGCGGCCATCATCACGCCCCCGGCCAAGACCGCCCGCGTGGTGTTCGGCACTCCTTTGACCATCCCTGCCAAGGCGGCCGTTCGCGCCATGGTGTCCACTTTCAGCGGCGTCTATACCAGCGGCGCCACCCTTGACCTCCACCTCTTCACCAGCCCGAAATAACCATGCAATGCGCCCCCTGTCAGCCGAATGACGGCACCCCTTGGAATGCACCTCTGCCAGGCAGCATTATCGCCGTGCCCCCAGGCTCACAAGTGATTGCCGTGCCACAGGCAGGCGATTGCGGTTGTGGTGAAGCACAGGATGCCAGCGACACCGCCGGCAACCCATCCGCCACGCCAGCAGCCACGGGCGCATTCGCCTTCCCCACCGTCGCCCAGGTGTTCAACACGCCCGCCGTCAATGGCATTGGCCAGCTCTACTGTGCGGGGGCAGCGCAATGGGCCGCGCCCGGCCTTTCCCTCTGGTTGCCGGCATTCAACGGCTACCTGGCTGTGACGGGCGTTTCCGGTGACTTGATCACGTTCAAAAACCTCACCATGGCGCAAGGCACCACGATCATTGCCGGCACGCCATTGATTCCGTCCGCACCTATCGGCCAGTCTGCAGCCCCTGCGGAGGTCGATGTGCTGGACGCCCTGCTTGGCAGCGTGAATGACATCACCTCCAAAGTGGTGGGCGATCCTGGCCAGATCCTGCGCAAAGGCACTACGCAATGGGAGCTGGTGAATGCGCCGCTTCTGCAGCTGATCAACAGCCAGCCGATTGCGCTCACGATCAAGCGCGACGTGGTGAACTCCACCAGCACCAGCACTGCCACCAATGGCAAATGGCTGTCCCCGGTGTTGAGCACGATCAACCAGACATCGCCCACGGGCACGATGATCTTCCCCAACTTCCCCACCGTTGAGCCGTGGCAGTCTGTCGTGGCCTTCGTTAAGGTGAAGTGGAAGGTGGGAGCGCTCACCCTTGACCCCGTTCGCATCACCGTCACGATCAACGGCGTGCAATGGCAGATCGTGCAGTATTGCGAAGCCATCACGGATTCCGCAGCGCTGGCGAACACCGCGGCCTTCACTTCCGCGATGAACAACAAGTGCAACGAGGGTGACAGTCTTCTGCTTATCCCCGTGCCGAACAACAACGCCCCGGTGAATGTCAGCATCGACGTGCGCAAGGCAAGCAACACGGCCGCCCCTCTCGACGCCAACACTCACTACGTGGTTGATTTCCGTGTCCTTGGTTACCAGTACTGATGCCAACCGTCATTTACAACAGCTTCGCGGGCGGCATGAACGCCTCTGGCAACAATCCCCGGCTCACTCCCGTTGATTGCTGTCCGCTGATTGTAAACGGCACCGTTCGCGGCGGCTTCATTGATTCACGGCCATCCTTTGTGCGCTGCCCTATGTCATGGCTGGACGGGACCGCGCAGCAGGTGGTGGAACATGGCATTTATCAGGGCTCCGCTTTCTACAATGCCGAGCGCGGGCCGATGATGCTCTATGCGTTCGACGGGCATATTGTGTCCTACGACATTTTGACCGGCAACACCCGCTGTCTCACGCGCAAGAAAAGGGCGTTCTCGAAAAACAGCCAGTTCGTGTTCTTTGGCCAGCGCGGGCCCTATGCCGTCGCCCAGGATGGTGTTTCACCCCCGCTGATCATTCGCGGCCTGCTTGCCACGCAGGGCACCAAGGCCACGAGCGTTCCTTGCGGCACCATGATGACGGACGGGTGGGGCAGATTCTTCGTGGTGTCCCCGGACCGCACACGCATCTACGCCTCCAACCATGAGGCTGATCCCACCAGCGACAGCGTTCTCTCGTTTTCCGAGGGCACTGCCTACTACAAGAACGCCCGCTATTTCCAGATCCCGGCCAATTTGGGCCCGGTGATGGGGCTGGAGTTCTCACCCTCTTTCACCCAGCAGAGCGACCTTGGCGCATTGACGGCGTTCTGCCAGTTCGGCTCGCGGGCGTTCAACGTCTTTGTGCCACGGGATCAATGGACCACCCAGGACATCGCCACCACGCCAATGCCGACAACCGGCGCCTGCGCTCATGGGGCCATTGTGCGCCGGGGCAAGGATATGGTCTTTTCCGACCAGCATGGCCACATCACATCACTGGTGGCATCCATTCGCCGCGATGACTTTGCCCGCCTGCGCATGGCCGATGAATCCATGTATCCGGTCTATCGCGACGAATTCTCCGCGCTCCGCCGCTGGCGGCAGGCCGTAAGGTTCAATGATCGCACCATGACTACCGTGCTGCCGTTCCGGGCACAGCGCGATGATGGACGATGGACCGTGGCGCACAAAGCCCTGGCAGTGCAGCAGGAAACCCCGCAGCAAGGCAGTCAAGAAATCGTTTGGGATGGCCTGTGGACAGGTCTTGGCTTTGCTTCACTGGACACCGCCACGGTGAACGGGCAGCAGCGCTGCTTTACCGTCTCGCTCGATGCCGATGGCGTGAACCGGATCTATGAAATTACCGGATTGACCACGGGCTTTGACGTTGGCTCCCGGGCCACTCCCATTGAGCGCTTCATTCAACTGCGCTCCAATGACTTTGATGCCGCCTTTGCCACCAAGAAATTCGAGGGCGCGGCCTACCGTCTGGGCGATGTGTCAGGAACCGTCAATGTCAATGGCTGGTGGTCAAAAGACCGCAAGAACTTCGTGCCATGGTTCAGCTCTCAGACATCCGTGGTGAGTGCCGGCGACTGCGACCAGGCTGTTCCATCGCAACACCTGCCCCGTGAGAATCCACCCTCGCCACCAAAGGGGCAGGACGTGTTTTTTGAGCTGGCCACGGCATTCACGATCACGGGCGCGGCCCGGCTTGAAGAGGTGTCATTCAAAACTGGCGACCCTCTGCCTGTACCGGAGAAAATGAACACTGGCAGCAGCTGCCAGCCCAAGAACGTGCCTGCAGACACCACCTGCCAGCCCAACCCCTTCAATTATGCCGTCGCTCCCTAGCATCCTTGGTCAAAGCGTCTTTCGCTCGAGTCTTTCCGTGCCCCCGCCGCCACCGGGCTTCTGCCTTACCACGGAGAACCTGCAGCGCTGGTTTGCCCAGTTCGCCACGGATGTGAAAGCGGAGGGCGTCTTGTTCGGCTACACCGTGGGCACACTGGACGCGGCCGCCCCCGAGGATCAGGACAAGCCCCGGTTCATGATTGATGATCAGGGGCGGTTTCTCGGGATGGCGCTCTGGCTGCCTGAGTTCCAGGGCTGGAGCATCGGCGGCCAGGTGGGCGAGCTGATGACTCTCGTTCGCGTGAAGGCCAGCGTGGCGCTGGACATGGCGGCCAGGCCGCTCGCGGGCTGGAAACTGGCGGACGGGACCGCCCCCGGAGTTCCCGACCTGCACGCCAACACCAACTTTTTCCAAGGCACGTCCCCCGATTACACGCTCTACACGCTTGCTTTTACTGGCTAAAGCGTGATCCATTTGCTATCATTATTCCATGCTGTTTCGCATTCGTGACATCCTTCCCGTCATTGCCCCGTATGTGCGCGGCACAGGCGTGGACATCACCTGCGATGCCGCCGGCACCATGGAGGCGCTTGGCGTTTACAACCGGATCAACGAGCTGTTCATGAACGACCAGGATTTTCCTGGCACCGAGTTCACCGTTCGCTTCCCCGCCCATGATGGCGTGATCGTGCTCCCCGAACGCTTCGAGAAGATCAAGGAGCTGAACATCGACGGCTACCCGGCGCACATCTTCCCCGTGGGCTGGCAGTTTCTGGAGGCGGGCCCGGGCGAGCACACGCACGCCTTTGACATCCGCTGCATTCGCAACCTTGGCACCCAGTTCCCGACAAGCCGCGAGCTGCCATCACCCCTGCCTCTGTTCGCCGTGTCCGATGCCGAGGAAGCAAAAGGCGCAGCCGTGCTTGTGACCGGCTACGACGCTTCGAACAAGTTTCAGCGCTGCAGCATCCCGGTGGGCAAGGCCAGCGCCACGCGCAGCCCGCGCTTGTCCAAGGTGTTTTCCAGCATTACCGCCGTTTCCAAGCCTGTGACCGGCGGCCACATCGACCTTGGCGCATGGAGCGATGTCAACGGACCCTACTGGCTGTCACGCATGGAGCCGCGTGATCAATCGCCCTGCTACACCCGCTACCACCTGCCACACCTGAATTTCAACGCCGCCCTGCAGCGCGGCCAGTGCCACACGGTCACTGCCATGGTGTCCCTGCGCTTCAATGACATCTACGATCTTGACGGCGTTTCACCTGTTCAGCACCGCGAAGCCTACCGTTACGCCGCCCAGGCTTGCAACGCCTTCGATGACAGCAGCTTTCAGATCGGTTCCGGCTTCATGGGCAAGGCCATGAGCCTGCTCAAAGGCAAGGCCGCCAAGCTCGATCAAGGCCAGCGCAAGGCGCTCAATATTTCCGTTTCCCGCCGTCTAACAAGTAAGAACCACAGTAACCGCCGATTCCGATGATCCACGCCATTCTTCCATTCTGCAAGCAGAAGCCCCAGCCACGCGCCATCGACTTTCTCCAGAAGGTGATGCAGGCACACTCCGATGCCGCAAGCAAGAACATGCCGGCATCCACCCAGCTTGCCGTGATCCAAGGACAGCTTGGCATGCCGATGGAAACCGCGATCACGGCCGCGATCAACTCGATTGGCGGCACGCACGCCCCTGTCACCACCACGCGCACCCTCTGGTTCTACCAGCTGCAGGCGCTCAATCATGAGCAGTCCGCATGGAAGGACGCCTTGCGCGAAGTTGTCGCCAGCGGCCAGAAGATCCCCGGCTTTGGCCACAGCATCCACAAAAACGGCATCGCGCCCGAATTGAAGGCTGCGGATGATTCCTTGCGCGCCCAGTTCCCCCTGGCGGCCGCATTCCTTGATGATGCCACTGCCATCGTGCAGGAAAAGCATCCGAGCCTGTTCCCGAACATGGCCCTTTATACCGCCCTGGCCTGCGAACTGGTGCAGCTGCAATTCGGTGTTGAGTCCATGATCTTCATTCTCTCCCGCCTGCCGATTTGGGCCGGGGCGTGGGTGAATGCCATGGCCGGCGGCAAACCTAAAGAAGCATGAAGCACGTCACTCACATCATCGCCCTGCCACGCTGCCGCACGGCCTGGCTGTCGGTTGCGCTCACGCAGCCGCCGCACAGCTTTGCCTTCCATGATGGCTGCGGCGATGATGCGAGGCGGGAGATCCTTTCGCCCCTGGATTACGCCTACAAATTGACGGGCCAGGAAGCCCAAAACGTCATCGACTGCTCCAGCGGTATCGCCTCATTGCCCGTGCATCTAGGCATGGTGGGCGGCCCAATCATTGTTATTGAGCCAGATGATATTGACCGCTGCCGCGATTCATGGATTCGCCACATGCGCCAGCCCGGATTAATTGAGCATTGGCCGAGGATTTTGCAAAACTTTGGCCAGTGTCAGGCGGGTTTTGCCGGCCGCATTGCCCTGCGCGTGCCCTTCCACGACATCACCGAACAGATGCCGGCCATTTGGGCAGTGTGCTGCCCGGGCGTTCCTTATGACGCACAGCGAATCAAAGAACTGAGCCGTCTGAACATTCAAGAAATACACTGATATGGGAGTCGTTGCAGCAGCAGCTATTGGAGCAGTCGGCGCAGTCGGTGCGGCAGCCATATCATCCAGTAACCAGCCGGGAGCGCCGCAACTGCCCAATTTCAACGGCATTTCCACACCCTCCCAGGTGAATGTCTGGAAACTGGCCAAGAAGGCATTGAACTACAATGCCGGCGAAGGCGCGGCCAATGCTGGCAACATCGCCACCGCCTCCAACAAGCGCGCCACGTCGGACTTGGAAACCGCGATGAGCAAGCTCTTTGGCGGGGCCGATCAGTTCAACGCGCAGCGCAACGATACGAATTCGATCATTGAGGATCACTTGAATGGCGTGCTGTCCAAAAGCACCCGCGATGAACTGGGGCGCAACATGCTCGATTCGGGAGTGACCAATATTGGCAGCGGCCCGGCAAACGAGAACTACAACGCCTATCTCGGGCTCACCAAGGAAGGCCTGCAGTCACAGGGCACGCAAGAATATCGCTCGCTCTACAGCATGTACCGCCAGGCGCTGCCGTTGAGCACGCAAATGGACGCGATGCGCTACACCACCATGGACCCGGGCCAGATGGTGCAGTTGCAGCAGTCCGAGAACATGAACCAGTTCAACGCGCAGATGGCGCTTCGCGGGGCCCAGTATCAGGTGGGATACAACTCCGCGATGATGAACAATGACATGATTCGCTCGCAGAACCAGGCCAACCAGCAACTGATCGGATCGGCCACACAGGGCATTGGCGCGGTGATGGGTGCTTACAACCAGTCTAACACCCCTGGAACGGCAGCCTACAACAGTGCCAATTATGGCGTGTACCAAGCCAGCCAGACGCCGAGCGGCTACAATGCTTTCACCGGCAACGGCACACCCACCGCTGCCCAGCAAAACCTCTCAGAAGGGGCCATGTAATCATGACAGCCGTATTCCAGCCCAACCTCCCGACCGCTCGCCGTGGCGACTTCGACACCAGTGTTCCACCCCTGGACATCTTGGGGCTGACTCTGAACGCCTACGCGAAGGGGCAGGACCTGGTGCGGCGGCCGCAGATGTGGCAGCAGCAGGATCAGGACCGCGCCAGCGCCCAGGACTGGCAGAACCAGCTTCACAACCGGCAGCAGCAGGTGTGGGGCCAGCAGGATCAAGACCGGCAGTACGGCATTGACCAGCGGCCGATGAATGAGCAGATCCGCAACCTCAACCTTGCCCAGCAGCAATCACACCTGGCAGCGACCAATTTCGCTCTTGGTTCAGCCGCCCTCCGCTTGCAGACACAGACGGCAGATGCCGCCATTAAGCAGAGCGCCATGGACCTCGTAAACGCCACGGCCACAGGGCAGAGCGTGGTCCCTACGGCAAACGGAGCCATCACGTCCTACGGCTACCAGGGCGACACGTCCCCGGATGACAACAGCAAGAACGGCATTGGTGCGTTTGTGAGCGATGAAGAAGCGCAGCAGATTCGCGACGGCAAGGACACGCCTAACAAGCTCAAGGCTGGTGACATCGCGCTTTCCCCGGACGTGCGCCAGGCCGTCACTTCCGCAGGAATCAAGCCGGGCGAAGCGTTCAACCTGCATTTTGCCGATGGCACCACGCACACGGGCCGCTACATGGATCACACGGCCGAGGAGTACAACGGCAAGAAGCTCACCGGCCGGTTTGACATCTACTCGCCCGATGGACCGGACGCCCGCAACGGCAAGCAGGTGATGGGTTTCAGTCAGGCTAGTGCCGGGCTGCCAAATGCCGATCAGCTTGACCGCATGATGGAAGTAGCCACCACCACCAAAGATCCGGCCATCATCGCCCGTGCCCAGCAGATCAATGCCGCCAACGGTCTGCGGCCGGATGTGCAGTTTCAGCGCAACAGCAAGGCATGGAACAGCGGCTTTGATTATTGGAAATCACGCCTGGCCACGCTGCCCAATGACGTGTCCGACCGTATGGCGGCCATTTCCGGCATTGCACCGAACAACCCGGCGAGCACGCCGCAGATTTCGCAGCCGCACTTGTGGGGGCCGATCAACCAGCGTCTGGACAACGAAATTACCAGCTACAACAAAGACCCTGCCACATGGAAGCGGGTGCAAATAGCAGGCGAGCCGCGAACTCCAATTTTGCCCAAGGCCACGACGCTCACCACGTCCTCTTTGTCGCACCTGATCACCAACCCGGACACACCGCCGGAGTTGAAGACAGCCGCCCAAAATGCCTACGCCAAGATCATTGCCGGCACCCTGGACAAAATGACCCAGCCGCCGGCAGCCACGACACCACCAGCCAGCACCACGGCGCCAGCACCGGCCGCCCCAGCCCCAGCCAGCGTTCCAGGATCCGCGCCACCGCCCGAAGCCAAGGCCGATCCTGATGGATGGGACAAGGTGCAGAAACTCCTTAGCAAGTAGCCATGCCAGACGAGACGCCGACGTTCACGCCCCAGGAGGTTTTTCGCAACGTCAATGATCCACGGTTTCACCAGCTGCCACCGGCCAAGCGGGCGTTCGCGTTGAACACCATGCTCGACTCTGCCCACAATGAGATGGGACGGGAACGCGAGTGGACACCCGAGCGGCAAAAGGCATGGGGTGAGTTCGCTGATCACCTGCAGGAACGCGCCGCCCCGACGTTTTGGGAGAAAGCCGCGAACGTGGTGACCAGCCTGCCCGGCATGATTACCGGCATGGGCAAAGATGTCGGAGTGGCAGCCGCTACCTCTGGTGATCTTGTACCCGGCTCCCCTGTGAACCTCTATGCCCACGGCGAAATCAGCAAGTCGTTCGTCAAGGCCGAGGCTGGCAACGCGCTCGATTGGTTCGGCTTGATCGGCGAGGGTCTTTCTGGTGGTGACATTGGTGGCGGCCACAGCAATGCGGACCATATCAAGCAGCAAAAAGCGCTCGCCGGGCTGCAGCAGTCCATTCGCGACGGTGATGTTCCCGTGGGCGACAAAGACAAGCTGAAAGCATGGATGGATGAGCACGCCAAGGAATTGCCGGCGCTCAAAGATCCCGAAAACATGCCCTTGCTGGCATCCTACCTCAAGACGCGCAACCCGGCCGCATGGGAGCAGCTTGGCACCAACCTCACCTTGAACCCCGTGCAGAAGATGGGCAAGGAACTGGTGAAAGACGCCATCGACTCCCCAGGCGCGCAGATGCTGCCAGAATCCATGCGCGAACACCTGGCCAGCGCTGCCGATCCCGTGAACCAGCTCATGCTTGCCGCCCCGTTCCTGCATGGAGCCAAGGCTGTGCAAGCCGTGGAGACAGCCAGCAAGCTCGCGCAGATTGGCAAGAGCGCCGCTGAACAGGCTGTGTTTGGCGCTGCCCAGCACACCCGAGACAATCCCCAGGCGGGGGCGGCAGACACACTGGAGGCGGCCGTTGAACAGGGCCTTTCCGGCGCGCTACTCACCACGGCGCACATTGGTGTGGCCGAGGGTTTGAAAAAGACCGCCTCCCTGCTAGCCCGTCCACAGGGCCGCACCGCATTCATCGACGGCCAGACCTACTACCAGAACCCGAAAGGCGAATGGTCACAGGTGGTTTCTCCGGACCATGAGGGCAATATGTTTGCCCCGCTGGACGCGGCGAACACCGAGCACGCCGCTGTCATTGACCGGCTCAATCAGAGGGCGGCCGCCAGTGAAGCGCCAGCCCAAGAGCCCGCACCGGCCGCAGACACGGAAGCGCCGCCCGTGGCAGAAACCGTGGAGCTGCCCACCGATCCCAACGCGCCCTACATGCCGCCAGCGCAACCCGCAGAAGCGCCGCCAGCCGCCGTTGAGACGCCGCCCCTTGATGAAAACCCAGTACCAGCAGACCAAACGCCGCCAGCGCCAGGAGCAGGCGATGAACCCGCGCCCGAAACACCAGTGGAACCCAGCGCCGAACCCGGCGCAGAGCCGGACAGCACTCCGCCGCCTGCCGCTGATTCAGATGGCGCTTCCGCCGCTGCCTCTGAGCCTGTTGAGCCTGCCGACCCTGCGCTGGTAGAGCCGCCAATTGAGGAGCCTCCCGCCCAAGAGCCGCCACCGGCCGCAGAACCTGAAACGCCACCACCTGCGAGCGCCGAACCGCCACCGGCCGCAACACCGCCGCCACTGCCTGCCGGCGCCACGTCCACCAAAAACGCGGTAATGGAAGCAGAACGCGCCGCCCGTGGCGCTGATCCCATCGTGAAACAGGCCGCTCGCGACTGGGGCCAGGCCTGGAGTGATGCCGTTGCCACCGCAGGCAAGGATTCGGCCGCCGGCATGCGTCTGGTGGAAGCGATCAACAAGGGCGACAAGACCGCGCTCAACGATCAGGAAAACGCCTTGCTGCTCCATGAGAAGATGCGCCGCCGTGGCATTGTCCGCGAGCTGGTGAAGAAGGTGAACGATGCGCCCAAAGACACGGCTGAAGGTGATCAGGCAGAGCTTTCAATGGCCCTCGATGATTTGCATAAGGTCGATGAAGCCACCCGCGCCGCAGGCCGCGAAACCGGCCGTGGATTGAACGCCCGCAAGATGATGCGCGATGAGGATGACAGCGTGGAAAACATGCTGGCCACCTTCCGCGCCGCCAAAGGCGAAAACCTCTCCGAACAGGAGATGAAGCACGTCTTGAAGCTGCATGGCGAGCTTGACACAGCTGCCAAAGCCATGGACGAACACACGGCCAAGAACGAGGCGGCCGAACACCAGGCGGCCCAGGAAGCTTTGGCCAAGATCCAGGCCGAAGTGCAGGGTGAAGTGGCCGCCCGTGCCAATGCCGCCCGTGAACGCCTCAAGGCCCGTGCCGAGCGCGCTGCACAGCCCAAGGAACTCCGCTACCGTGACAGCACGCCAGACCGCGCTGATAACGTGGACTGGGACACTGTGGACTTTCTACGCTCCGAAGGTGGCATTGCCCGGCCGCCAAAGCTTAAAGTGAGTGACATGGGCCGCGTGGAAGGCGATCACGGCGAGCACAATGCCTTGCGCCAGTTCGCCAAGGATTCGCCTCACGATTACGCCGGCTTTGCAAACGACACGGGCCGCGACATTGACAAACTGGCCAGCGCTGCTCACGCCGACAACCTCATTGATGCGCCCACGCCGGATGCGCTGATTGCCAAACTGAAAGAAGACATCGCCACGCGCCGCAGTGGCCGTGATGAGGCGCGCACCCGTGACAAGGCGATGGCCCAGGATGAGCGCGCTGCCATGCGCGAAAGTCGCCAGTTTGAGGGTGAGCAGCGCGCCTCTGAGCGCGTGCAAACCGAGGCTGGTGTTCCGCTTACTGACCAGGCGAAGAACTTCTTTCAGGAAGCGCGCAAGGCTGCCCGCTCCCGTCTGAATGCAGACCGTGGGCGCCTGCATGCTGATCCGTTGGGTTTCCAGTTTGTGCGGTCCACCATTGACCACACCATCATCGGGGCCAGCTACCTTGCCGAAGGGGCCGTTGATTTCGCCAAGTGGAGCGGTCACATGATCGAGGAGTTTGGTGAAGCCATCCGGCCGCACTTGGAAGCGATCTTTGATCGATCCAAGTCGATGCTGGAGCAGACCCGCAAGGATTTTGCCGACAAGGCGGCCGCCCGCGCACGCGCCGCCACCCCCGAAGGGGTTTATGATTCCGTGGCGCACCGGATGAAGATGGGCACGCTCGACATTTGGGAGTTTGACCCCAAGATTGCCAAGGAGTTTGCCAAGGCGCATGTGGCGGCCGGCGTGAACGACGTGCATGAACTCAACGCCAAGGTGCATGCCGACGTCACCCGCTTTTTCCCTGAGTTGACCCCGGCCGAAGTGCGCCGTGCCTGGACGGATTATGGCCAGGTCACCAAACCATCCAGCGACGTGCTCAAGGCCCGCATGCGCGAGATGAAGGCCCAGGCCAAGCTGGTCGAATCTATCGAACGCGCCTTGCGTGGCGAGGCTCCGCTCAAGGGCGGTTTTCAGCCTGGAAAGCCCTCCCCCGAGGTGATGGACCTCACCACCAAGCTCAAGGATACAATGCGCAAGATGGGCATTGAAACCGAGGGGCCAAAGCAGCTGGCCAGCGCCCGGGAAGCGGTGAAGAACCGCCTGCAGAACAAAATTGACCGCTTGCACCGGGAGATGGAAGGCCGCGCCAAACCCCGCGATCCCCGCGAGCAAGTGCAGTATGATGCTGAGCTGAACGGCCTCAAAAAAGAAGCCGACGAGCTGCAGCGCTACATGGACGATTTGACCGGCCCCAGTTCGGAAACGAAGTGGAACCGCCAGGCCGAACGCAGCTACAAGGCCAGCGCGGAGAACTACCGCCGCATGGTGGAACAGGACAAGCTCACGCGCCCCGCCGGCAAGCCGTTTGAACCGTCCGAACGCACGAAGAATGCCATGGCCGAGCGCGATGCCGCCAAGGCTGAATGGGACCGTTTGCGCGAGTCGCAGGGCATCCCCCAGGCGGAAGCCTTGGACCGTTTGAAAGCCGGGCTGGTGAAACGCATCGGTGAGCTACAGGAACGCCTTGCCGGCAAACCCGCGCCCGAGCCTGGCAAACCCATCCCCCTGGATGCTGAAGCACGATCACTCAAATTTGAGCACGATCGGTTGTCTGATGTCTTGCGGGAAGTGGAGAAGAACGAGCGCCCCGGCGTCTCGAATGCTGATCGTGTGGAGGCAGCCAAGAAAGCCGCCGAGCGCGCTATCGAGAAGGTGGAGCGCGAGATTGCCAAGGGTGAAAAAGAAAGGAGCAACCGGCCAGAAATGGTGCCAGACGCAAAGCTACGCGCCCTCAAGGCCGAATTGGAAAGCTTGCGCCAGGTACGCGACGAAGCGATTGCCGCCAAAACCCCGAACCGCACACCGGCAGAAATCGCGCTGGCAGCCTACAAGAAGCGGCTGGCTGCCATGACTGAGAAGCTGCAAGGCAGGCTCGACAAGGGCGATTTCAGCAAGACCGAGCGCCCCAAGCTAGAACTCGACAAGGAAGCGCTGGCACTGCGGCGTACCTACGAAGATAAAAAGCTGGAATTTGCCCGTGGTGTTGAGGCCCAGCGCCTGGCCAAACTGCCATTGTATCGCAAAACGCTCGACACTCTGGTGCGCTGGCGGCGGGGTTTCCTGCTTTCCGGCTACCACACGATTGAAAAGCTGGCTGGCGCGGCTGCACTACGGTTGGTGATCACACCAGCAGAGGAGGCGATTGGCGGCTTTTACTCGATGCTTCCCGGTTTCCGCCGCATCGCCGAGGCGGCGCCGCGTGAAGGCGGTTTTTCATCCAAGGCCGAAGTGAGTGCGGTAGTTGACGGACTCACGCACGCCATGGAGCAGTCATGGCAGATCCTCAAGACCGGCAAAAGCGACCTAGACATGAAGTTTGGCGGCCGCCACTTCGAGGATTTAAACCCCTCTGTCATCGACTACTTTGGCCACATCCATGCCTTGATCAAATCGCCGGCCAAAATGGCCGAGTTCCATCGCTCCCTGCAGAAGCGGGCGGACTACCTCATGCGCCGTGGTGTGGACGTCAAAGACCCGGTAATTCAGGAAATCATCATGAAGGATGCCTATCTAGACGCTAACAGGTCCATCTTCATGCAGGACAACTTTGTGACCAAGGGTTTTGAACAGCTGATGCACAGCTGGGAGAATTCGAAAAAACATGATGTCGCCGGCCCCACGGCCGCCGCGTTTAGTCGCATTCTTCTGCCCATTGTGAAAGTGCCTACCAACGTCGCCTTCGAAACGGTGGGCAGCTACGCTTTGGGCGTTCCCCGGGCGGCCGTTGAGCTTGCTGGATTGCTTCACCGCGGACTCGACAACATGAAGCCCGAGGAGGCGGATGCATTCATGCGTCACTTGAAGAAGGGCAGCCTTGGCGCAGCCATGATCCTCTTTGGCTTCTGCAATCCTGCGATGGTGGGCGGATACCGCCAGGAGAACGAGAAGCGCAAACCTGGCGACGTGGGGCCGGGAGATGTGAAGGTGGGCGACACCACGATTTCACACCAGCTCTTGCACACCCCGGCTATGAACGCCATGCAGGTGGGCGCCACAATGGCCCGCGTGAGTGATGCCATGATCAAAGAGCATGGCCGCTCCACAGGCGTGAAGAAAGGGCTTGGCACAGGAAGCCTGGCAGGCGCGCTTGGATTGCTCCAAGAAGTGCCGTTCTTCAACGATACCACCAGCATCATGCGCTTTGACCATGAGGGTGATTACCAGCGCCACCGCCTGGCACAGAGCGTGATCCCGCTGGGGCTCAAACAGCTCGCCGAAGACACCGACCCGGTGAAGCGCCAGGTGAAGACCTACGGCGACTCAATCAAAGCGGCTGTGCCCGGCTTGCGCGAGACGTTGCCACCAGCCAAGAAACAGACCTCGCATCATTAATAGACTGTGCCTCTAAAGGTGGATGTGCCATCACCATTATAGTAAGAGGTTCCATTCAATGTGCGAATGTCGCCTCTGTATGGGGTGACCGGGGTAATGTTCAACGGCATTGGTTGGGGATGGCCTACGCGGTCATAATAATTGGCCTGCGACTGATATGCATTGGCCTGTTGTTGCTGCAAATTGTTAGCATTGTACTGTGCCAACCACGCATTTGCCCGAGCAGCACTTTCGGGATCATTCGCACATGACGCCAGAAAAATACACAGGTAGAGGAGTGGTAAAATCTTCATGGTAGAACCAAATCAAAACGTGTTCAAAACGTCAACACGAACTTTCTTCACTTTTTTGGTTGCGCTGTGTTACGGAGTCCGTAACAATTGAGCCGTGAACCGCACGCCGTGCGGGAAACAAAAAGCCCGCCGCCCTGCTATCAACAGAGCGGCGGACCACATGTCACCAATCCTGAGAAAGAGGATCAGCAACAATGAAACGATATGAGCAAAGAGCTTCAGATCAAGCTCCGAGATGTGCGCTCGCATCTCGGGGTCACGCAAAAAGAACTAGCCAAAAGACTCGGATGCCCGATGCGCACCTTGATTGCCTGGGAGAACAATCAAAACACCCCGAGAGGATTCGCCCTCACGGCACTACTGCAAAAATTGGACGAACTGGGCTCAAAGTAGTCAAGCTCACCAAGCAGCAGAAACGCATGGAGAGCGCTATCAAATTTCTCTATGACTACATGGGAGGCCGCGTGAAGATCGAAATGACCGATCACGGCCTGGATTTCGTGGCAAGCATCAACACCTTCCTGGACCTGGATCAGGAAGCGAAAAATCAGGGTCACCCCAGTATCCGTGCCTGGATTGAATCAGTCAGCAGAAAGGTGGTGGCGGCATGAGCCTGGAAATCTTCGATTTCAAAGACCAGCCGGTTCGCCTCATGATGCGCGAGGATCAGCCGTGGTGGGTTGCGGCCGATGTGTGCCGGGTGCTGGAAATCAGCAATCCGCGTGACGCTATCAGTCACCTTGATGAAGACGAAAAGGGTGTCGCTACTACCGACACCCTTGGGGGAAGTCAAAAAATGAACCTCATCTCCGAATCCGGCCTCTACACTCTCATTTTTAAGAGTCGCAAGCCACAGGCCAAAAGTTTCAGGAAATGGGTGACTTCCGAGGTGTTGCCAGCACTTCGTCGCACTGGTGCCTACGTGGCGCCGGGAACAATGCCGGCATCCATCAGCGACCCTATTGTGGCCCGCGCCATCGCCCTGCGAGACGCTGGATTCAATGGGGACACGCTGGTGGATCTCTGCCGCATCAAAACCGCTGTCACAACCACTCGCAGCGCCGACGAGCACCCAGAGACTGACCCGCTTTTGCCCAGGTGGACGGAATACGTATTCCAGAACACCAGAAACCTCCCTGGCACCGGCTGCTTCGTTAGGCTGGCGGACCTTTCCGCGAGCTTCATGGACGAAGCGCCGCCTGAATCCGTTAAAATCTCAACCCAACGCCTGCGAAAACTGAGCGAAATGGCTGGCTTCACGATCATCTACGACCGCAAAAGCCAGCCCTGCCTCTTGGACCGCAAACTTGGAAAGTGAACGATCAGCGCCAAGCGAAACGGAATCGCTTGGCGCTGCCTTCATCCCTAGCCGAACATTTTGTCAATCTGGAATCCGCCGGAGTTTGTTGACGCGCCACCCGTGGGGTTGCCACCATCGGTCACCTTTGAAGGATCAGCGCCCACATAGCGAGCGATGTCCTTTTTCAGCTGCGCATTTTCCGTGGCCAGCTTTTCGCCGATGGCCCTGTAGGCCTGATAGGCTTCTTTCGATGCCAGCGCTTCCACGACTTCCGCAGGCGTGATATCAATACCCCGGCTCACGCGCTGACTGATGGCTTCCAGTGTTTGGCGGCCGCCGGCCGTGCGGAAAAACACATCACCATCCGGGCCCGTGATTTTGCCTGCCACTTCACCAACGGCGTTCAGGTACGCGCCCTGCAGATCCTTGGCGATGGTGGTGGCGATCACGCCACGTGAGGCTTCGTGATAGTCACGCCACTTGCTTACTTCATCCAACGGATGCTGGCGGGCCGCCTCTTTAGCCTGTGTCAGCGCGATGAACTCCCGCGCCTTGCTGGTGAGCAACCCCTTGGCAGTGCGATCATCCAGCTCTTCCAAAGCCTTGTTGATCTTGTACTCACTGCCAGCGTCGATCAATGCTTTGACAACGGCTTTGTCGATGCCGGCCTCTTCCGCCACCGTTTCCATGTCCGACACCAGGGCGGCGCGCTTGCCGTCGAATTCAGCCTGGAACGCCGGATTGTTATCCAGATCTGTGCGGGCCTTGTGCTCGTTCCAGGCTTTCAATTCAGCATCATACTTTTGCTGCAGCGTCTGGTTTTCCAGCTGCAGGGCTTTCACCGCATCCGTTTCCGGCATGGGCGGCGTGCTCTGATCTTGCGCGGCCGGTGCGGCTGTCACGCCGTTTTTCTTGAGCAGTTCATTCTCAAGGCCAAGTGCCTGCACATCCTTCAACGCCTTGCTAAGCGTGCTGCGCAAGGATTTCCAGTCTTCCACCTTGGCGACACCGCCAGGAGCTTCTGGAACAGTGCGGTCAAACCAGGCCTGGAAATCAAAAGCCTCTGGCTTTGCTGGAGGCGCGGGCGGCTCCGTAGTGTCCGCTGGCTTCACAGGCGGCTCACCGGCCGGTTTCGGCGGCTCCGCAGGGGGTGCGGCTGGAGCTGCCTTATCGCCTGGCAGCGTGTTGTTGATGAAGTCCATGAAGCCGCCACCGGACTCTTGCGCGGCAGGGGCTGCGGGAGGCGCGCCAGGTGGTGCGGCTGCAGGCGGCGTGGCGGGAGGTCCGAACGGATCACCAAAAGACTGGCTTGATGGAGCTGCAGGGGGTGCAGCAGGCGGTGGGCTGCCACCAGCAGGGGCGGCAGGGGGGGCGGCAGGATCAGAGGCGGCGTTGAGGAGTGCAGTGTATCTTGGCTTCATAAAAATCAGGTGGTGGGCATGACGGCGGAAGCGCCAGGGATGTCACGACGGCCGCCACGGGCGCGAGCCGATTTCGGATCAGCTGCCACACGCGGCACAGTCAGGCGGCGGAACAGCAGCGATTCCATGAGGGTGTGGCCAGTGATCTTGCCGAGCAGCGTTTCAGCAGCATCGCCCTCCATCTTCGAGGAGCTGCGAATCATGGCCGGCGAGCAGGTTTCACCCACGGTCAACGCCAGCTTCGGATCAGCCCCGCGCACGGCGGCCGCGAGCTTTCGGCCCGTGTCAGATGCCAGGAAGTCCCGCCATTCCTTCACGGCCACGGGATCTTGGCAAAATTCATCCACGGACATCACATCCCATTCGGAATGCGCCTTAACTGGCTTCGGTTGCTGGTCGTTCATCGTGCTTGCTGGTGTCATTCGAAATCGCGCTTACAGCCTTGAGCTGTTCGATGCCTACCCGCACGTTTGCGGCGCGGGCTTCGATGTCCAAAGTCTTCTGGTGCTTCTCAACCATGAGCTGATTTTCAAGATCAGCCTTGGCTTTGATCGTCTCGCGCTTGAGCTGTTCGGTGAGGGCAATTTCCTGCTCCTTGACCGATGGCTTGGGATTGCGCAGCTCCTCAAGCTGTTGCTGTTGCTGGCGCTGTTGCTGTGCCTGCAGGTGCTGGTCCCACTGCCGCATGGTGTTGGTCAGATCAGCCCAGCGGCGGTTAAGATCCTTGAACTCTGCCATTGCCATCGGATCAGTTTGCAACATGCCAATGTGCAGCAGCGTGTGGACGCGGGCACGCATGATCTTTGGCAGCGCATCCGCTTCACTGAGCTGGCTGTTATCCACCCGCTGCTTCACATCCTCTGCAAAGACAGTGTGCTCGCCGGCATGGATGAGGTGGTTGTCATCATCCTGCAGGTTGACTTTGGTGTCCGAGGTTTCAAACACGCCCTGCTCCATTTCGCAGCGCCAGACCTGGCGCATGAACTCGCGATCCTGTGTCGGATCATCCGGACCCATCATCTCATCTACCAGTGCGGGATCACGTAGGCGGGCCCGGAACGCCATCCGCATCATGATGCGCTGTCCGCTGGCAGGCAGGCGGCCGGTGTATTCCTTCAAGTCCTGCAGCGCCAGGAACTGGTTGTTTGGATCGCCGTCGCCAAAGATCGTGCGCGCCGTCACGCGCTTGATGGATTCGATGTCTGAGGGTTGCACACCCTCTTCGGCCGCTTCTGCGAGAAACAGCTTGTACTCAGGGCCGCCAGGATCACGTTCCGTGAGCTTCGGATCAATCATCTTGAGCCACTGAATCCGGTAATGATTGTCAAGCTGCTTGTAAAAACGGGAGATTTCAAAGCTGCGAGACGTGTTCCGCCCCTGGAAATTCAGGCGTGCAGCCGTGGCAGTTTGATCGTTCTCGCGCTGGCCATATTCCGCGCCACCCATGGAACGGTTGCGCAGGTTGCCCACACGTTCAAACTCACGGCGCAATCCAAGCACGCCAGCTGATGGATTGCTGAACGAAGTTTGCTGAATATCAACACCTTCGGGCAGGAAGGTTACCGGCCCGTGCATGTGAATCTCTTCACGCATGCGCTTGAAGTCATCACCGTTCGTGCCTTTCAGCACCATGCCGGCGCCAAGCATGGTCACATCGCATGCGTGATTGAGAACCCGGTTCTCCAGATCATGGAATGGCAGCATTTTCACGCCGTATCCGCGCACGCGCTCGATGTACCCCTGTCCCATCGCCAGCGGCAGCAGCGCGATCAAATCGGCCATGTTCTTGTGTCGCTTCTCGCCCTTGTAGAGCCAGCCGATGTCAGTGTAGTCACTGAGCATGTACTCGCTCACCTTGCCCTTTTTGCCATCCGGCTCCAGTTCCTGAACGTAGAAGGTCCAGCCCGGAATCGTGAGGTTGTTTTCAGCCGCAAAGGAGAGGTCGTTTTGCGCCAGATTGTAAATGAAGCCTTCGGGATCAGAAAAGAGCTGTCCCATGAGCGCTGTGCCACCATTCTGCGCATACTTGCCGATCAGCTTGGCAATCTCGATAAGCTGCCAGCCCACGGCCGCCGATGCCTTGCGATCCTTGAAGCGCACCAGCAGTTCCGTAATCTGCAGCTCCGTGCGGATGGCAAACCAAGACCAGGTGTTGGGGCTGAGCTTGGCGCGTGGCGGCAGTACAAGGTTGCAGGGATGCAAGGCGCGTGAATGCCAGCCATAGGGGTGCGGATAATGGAAGATGCCGAGCCCCAAGGCGCGGCGATGGAAGAGCATTTGCTGAATTTCCGCGTCCGAATCCTCCCAGGAATCCACCATGTCTTTGTGCAGCCGGGCCAGAGTTTCCAGCGCGCTGGACTTGCCCGCTTTCGGATTGCGGCGCACCAGCTTCACATACGTGTCAGGCTGAGTGACTAGATTGTAGTCGGATTCGATGCCATCGCTGATGCCGGCGTTCATGCCGCCCCAGTCCACATTGGCCACCCAGCCGAGCCCGTCCTGCTCCAATTCTTCATCGCCATCCGGCGGCATTTGCTCGAAAGCGTCTTCGATAAACTTTGCGAGCCGTACCTTTTTCTGAACCTCTGGCGACTGCCAGCGGCGCAGAATCATGCCGAGCGTCTTTTTCGGATCAGAAGCACGCAGGGGCTGCGGTTTGCTGAGGTTTTCGACGTCGGGAACCTCAAGAGACAGGGTGGAATCGGCAAAATCAATCATGAGGGGCCGCCTAGGCGTGGTTGTGAGCCAGATGGTGTCATTATTCCTGTGAAACGTCAACGGCAGACACGGGAGATGCGCTGCCGCCGCTCCACGTAGCGATCAACCTGCTTGCGCGGCTGCATAAATTGCTCAAGATCAGGCTGCCTTTCCTCACCAGAGCGGGTTTTAGTGATGCTGATAACGCCTTTTCGAAGCATGGCCTCAATGCCAATGGCCACGGAGTCCAGTTCATCGGGTGATTTGCCTTTGTGCGCCCGTCTCCAGGCTTCTTTCGGCTCCACATCGGCCTTGCCGTCAGCCTGTAGCATACCGCGAGTGACCAGTTGATAGGCCACCTCTTTGGGAAGCCGGCAAATCGTGCCATTGCGGATCAAAGTCGCGAGCTGAATCAGCAGTTCGGCCGCTTTGATCTTGATTCGGCTCTTGGCAGTGTCGTTTTTAGGCCCCCAGCGGCGTTCGGATACGGCATCTTCCCATTTCACCCGCACGATCTTGCCCGGACAGCCTGCGATGCGCTCCACGGTGTCCACAATGGCTCCCTGTTGACCGCTGGCATCCATGGCCACGCGATCCCACCCCTTTGGATCACCAACCATGGCAATTCCCCACTTTTTCACCATCTCGATGATGCCGAGTGCCACCTGGCCGCTGTGATCGTGCTTCTTGACGTTCACCGCGATATGATCCTGCTCCATGATTTGCACCACGATTGGACCGGCCGCCGGCAAGGCGGAATTTCGATGGCCTCCGACAACACCAGCCTGCGCTTCCCCTAGTTCAAGCAGCGTTCCGGGGATGGCATCACCACCCAGCGACAGATCGAAAGAAGCCCAGCGCTCACGTTTGGCGTTTTGTGACCACGGGCGCGGCCCGCTTGCACCACACGCCTCCAAATCCAGCTCAGAAAGCACCGTCAAGCGGCCGCCGGCCGGCGGGATACGGCCCCGGATGTAGGTCCAGTAGTGCGGCGAATTTTCCGCCCCTGGCACCTGTTTGGCTGTGAGGATGGCTGATGGTTGCGTGAGGAAATGCAGCCGCCTGGCTTCTGCCTGGCTGTCCAGTGTGGGACACTTTTCGCCATCCAGCACGATGCACACGCCGCGTGATTCGCTGCCGTCGTGGCGAATGCGGGTGTGAACGGTTTCCCACTTGTCGGGAAACTCATCCATCACCTGCCGGCGCGTGATGTTGTAAGGCTCGCTGATTTCGCCAAGGGGATTCATCCATGAATCCGGGTTGCCAATGAAGCCCTCTTTGTACTCGCCGGAGGCTCCCAGGTTGGCCTTGATCTTGAGCACGATGTCAGTACAACCCTGCGCTTCATCCACCAGCAGCCGGTTACGCTTGGCATGGCCGCCGATCTTGTCTTTAAGCGATTTTTCGGTTTCGCCGTCTTCCGTGGAAATGCAGCGCACGCCAACGAACTTGCCACCATCCTTGCCGCCGCCCGTGCAGTCCAGGCGCGGCGACTGGGGATTGAGCACGCGGCCCACTTTCCACTGTTCCGGCATCTTGGAGCGCCAGGTGAGCAGGTTGCCCCAGGAGCGTTCGATGTGCATTTTCAACGGGTTGGTCACCATCACCACCAGCGTTTCAGTGGGCGCCACCAGCAGATCCGTGTAGCACAGTAGCCCGAGCATCGACGACTTGCCGGAAGAGGAGGGGCCCCACACGCTGAAAATGTCGCGATAACACCACTCTTCAATCAACTCATCCACCCAGCGATGCCATTCGAAACCCGTGGACGACGGCAGTAGCAGCTTGATGGCATTGCGCATGTGATCGGACTTCGACAGCGCCCGGCTGCCGCATTGCTCGCGCAGTTCATCGAAACCGTAGAGCATAAGCTCAGGCACCACGGGATCATCGGTCTTCCAGTCGCCGCCGTACTTTTCAATGCTCATAAGTGCGCGAGTTTGAAACCCATGCGATCACCAGCAATCGCCAGGGCGCGCTGTATTTGCTGAGGCGTAATAGCACCGTCGTTCGCAATCAAATAGTGCATCGCCTGGTTAGCCCCGGAAAGGAATTCCGCCACCGCCGCCCTGTCCCGCTCATCTTGAGTGACGGCACCAGCCTTGGCAAAACGAATGAGCGACTTCCGCGCCGCTGTAAAAATGCTGTCCGCAATCTGTTCGTCTGTCATCGGAACAATGTGGCACGATGGCTCAAAACGTCCATTGACTTGTGTTTCGCTTGTGTTTCGTTTTGATTTCATGAACAAAACGCCGCCATTTGTACTGATCGGGACGAAGACCTACACCCTCTACAAGCGCAGCGACAAGGAGGATTCGCCGTGGTGGTTCCGCATCCAGCGCCAGGGCAAGCGGCTGCCCATGAGCACGGGCACGGCTAACGCGGCTGAGGCGTGCGAGATTGTGAAGCGCGTGGCCGATGAGATCCTAAGCGGCACATGGACCGGCGCGAGCAAACTGGTGAACAAGCGCGGTGGCCGGGTGGCGACCATTGGTGCCGTGGTGAAGCTCGCAGATCCTGAGTATGGCCGCCGGCTGGTGGAATTGATCAAAGAGGCCACAGGCAAGAAGGTGGTGGACGAACTTCCCTGCGACATCCTCACCCGGGCGCTGGTGGGGGCATTCCAGGCCAGGAAGCAGGGATTGAAGCGGCCAGACTATGACCTGCCCCATGAGAACAACGGCCAGGCAAACTCGATCTTGAACCATGCGAAATCCGCGTTCTCAAGAAAGGCGATGCTGGCATACGAGGCCGCGGGCTTGAATCTGCCATCACTGGAAGGCTTCATGAGCGCGCCGGGACTGCCAGACGCTCGATTCAGATACTCAGACCATCCCTTGAGCCCGGCAAAGCTGGCCAAAATCGCGGCCGCCCTGCCTTCAATCGACAAGAAATTGCAGGCCGAACACCTGCGATTGGCGCTCACCGGGGCCCCGAGCGAAATGCGCAAGGAGCACGCGGCCTGGCTAAATCGATTCAGCGTGACACCGGAACAAGTGCGCTGGCACTGCGGCGCCATCTGGCTGCGCAAGACCGGCAGCATGAAACTGGCGGCCGAGAAAATGGACGTCACCTATGCGTGGGCGTACTGGCACTACAGCCAGTTGAAGGTGAAACCGGCGAAGCTGGAGCTGGGGGATCTATGACGCGGCCGCCCGTTTCCTCTCCGCACGCGGCTTGACCACAGGATGGATGGTGACCATGCACTCATCATGGAACTGGCCGCAAAAATTGTGAATGTCATACCTGCGGATGCGCCCATTTTTCACCATCTCCACCAATAGGTAATCAAGCACCCGCACGCCCTCTTTTTGAAGCAGTTCGAAACCGGCTCTTGTCAATGAGCCAGCAGGATCATAGCGATTGATCAGGGACTCAACAGCCTTGAATCTCCACAGGCCATTCTGCTTCAATTCGAATTCTTGCGGTGGCACCTGGCGGCCCAGTTGCGGCTTCATCGGGCGCGGCCCATTGATGCGGGCAGGACGCCGGGGGCGGTTGATTGGCAGTCTCATGGCCGGCGGCTACTTTCTTGGCTTCGGACGCTCTGGCCACAGGATGAAGAATCGACGCCAGATGGTTTTACCTGGCTTCACTACGGGTTTGTGATTGGCGAATGTGATCATAAAAGAAAGATGGGCGCCCGGCCCGGACTCGACACCCGCCACCCGACGAATGCCTGCTATGCTCATTCAGAGCCAGACCGGACGCCCAAAGGGTTACTTCGCGTTTGTGCCCTCCACACCACGGGCAAGACGATCACGGGTGCGCTTCTGCAGCCACATCATGGCTTCTTCGAGTTTGGTAAGGGCGATAGCGTTTTCACGGCAGGCATAGGGCCCGGCCTGGAAACAGCGCAAGCGGTCGATCACAATGGCAACCAAGGCTTCACCACTGATGCCGTTGATGCCAGCCTCAAGAATCGGACCGTTCTGGAACGAGATGTTTTGCTGCCACCGTTCAGCGGTAATCTTTGGCGTGCCGGCGTCAGGCGTGGCAGTCAGATGAATTTCATATTCATGGTTGGCGCCGCCCTGCCCCGGTTCATCGGTTACGATGATGTGAAGTGCGTCATTCAGGCCGTTCAATTTGTGATCTGTGATTTCTCTCATAACGGAAAAATGTAGCCACACGGCACACGAAAAGTAAAACGAAAACATGCCGTACCTGATAGTTTGGGTAAGGGTGTGGGAAAAAGGAAGGGGGGCCGGACGGGTGGGCGAATCTGAGGGGCGGGTGACGGGGTGGGCAAATGTAGTGGCGCAGGGGTGAAAGGGTGGGGGGTGAAAAGTGGGGGCGTAATACGAGGTGGGGGCTCCGCTCCCCGGCCCCC